GCCTATGGATATTCGCTACTACATCCTGGCCTTGTGCATGGCAAGCATGCTCATAGGCTTTGCATTTGGTTACAGTCTGGCCGGGCGCTAGTCGCCCGGACCGTTCACCACCGGGCTCAACGCTGAGGCTAAGGCTCTTGGCATGGACCGATCCTGGCCGGTGAGCGCCTAGCAAATTGGTGCCGGCATAACGCTTGACAGGCATACGCCGATGGGGTATCTTATGCATATGGCAAGCGTAACCACCTACAGTGACTGCCCTACCTGCGAGAGCAGCCAGGCAGTTGATGCCAGCCCCTTCCTGGCTGATGTAACCAAATTCAGCCGCCGATACACCGGTGCAGGCCACATCACCACCTGCAAAGCCTGCCGCACCACCTGGGTTGCCAGCAGCCTTCGCAACGTAACCCTTCGCCGTGGCCCAGTCAGCACCCGCGAGTGTGACGGTGCATGCCTCAACGGCAAAACCTCTTGCAACTGCAAATGCAACGGACGATGCCACGGCGCAGGCAACTGCTACTGCGCCAAGTAGAAATCAGGGCAACAAAAAAGAACCCTCCCCGGGGACCAGCCGGGAGGGTTCTTTGAGGGGTACGGGAACTGTCTAGCGCGGCTGACCGGGAGGCAGGCTTGACTCTACCGGAGCAGAGGGGTTATCGGCCCTGAGGTTGGTGGTCAGTCCACCGACACGGCCGGCGAGTGCATCGAGCTTCTGCTGGCTAGCCTGTAGCTGAGCCACAGCAGCCTGAACCGCACCCGAGTTGTTAGCCGCAATCGCTGCAGCCAGGTCGGAAATCTCACCCTGAATCTCAGTGGCGAGACTATTTAGCTGTGTCTCAAGCCCGGCGATGCTCGATGCAATGCCAGTAACAGCCGTAGACAGATCATCACTTTGCGTCATCAGAATCCTCTGTCCTGCAAGAATGTTGCCGAGCACTAGATAAATCTGCTGGATTGCCTTGACTATCCATTGCTCGAATGTCTGTGGTGCCTCGCTGAGTGGTGGTGGTAGCAGATCGGGCACTAGCCTATTCTACTCCGGATCGCCTCATGGCACGCTGTGCTCGCGGTGCCTGCTGCCAGCTAGGTATCTGATTGAGCACCACGGCTAGCCCTGCGCTCACCGCTACCAGGCCCACCTTATATTCCTGAGGCAAGATATCGCCAAAGCCAAGCACAGCCGCAATCATCGCTTGAGCCGCAGTGAGCAGCGTAATCGCAATCCTGATGCCTAGCCCTTCGGTCATGGCAGTCGCACAGATCCGAGCAGCAGCATGACCACGTAGTAGACGATGAACAGAACGATCAGCCCAACTACCAGGCCGAATATCCTTTGCATCACCACCACCGGCTGGCTGAAATTCCAATTCGGGAAAAAGCAGGCCACCACCATGGCAAGGCCGATCAGAACGAACAGAACCTGTATCAACGTAACAATCATGGAAAACCTCCCGGCGTCGGGAACTTGTTAGTTTGAAGTCCCGCAACCTGCAAAGCGCCCAGTTGCGCTAGCGTCTGCTCTGGCGTAGTTCCATCACGCCAGACACAGAAGCCGGGAAACTTGGCTATCGTATTCAAGGGCCAGGTGCCCGGGGCGTTGCCTGGCAACGTTGGCAGAACAACGATCCCGAGCATGTTGCCTAGATCGTAGGCCAGGGCTAGCTCAGCCTCAGGGTCGGTGTGAAAATCTGACCAGTAGTGCTGGCCCATCATCGCATCGGCGTACGGAACCCACTCACTTATCCTGAGCGACTGCAGGGCACTCACACGGGGGTCAGGCTGTAGGGCTACCCAACCGGTAGTGCCGTGCCGTATGCGCTGCATGAATTGTTCGCCTAGCCCTTGCTGCGCCCATGGACCCCAAAACTGAGCGTAGGGCTCGATATCGAGCATGAGCCCATCGGCCAGGGTGTCCTCTACGATCATGGCAGTCATATCGGCCTGAGTCTGCCAGTTAGGCTGCAGCGGGTTTGTCCAGACGAAGTAGTACAGGCCCTGCTCATGGAAGTACGATGCCTGCTGGTCAATCTCTTGGTAGCTGCCGAGCGCAGCCGCAGAGCCATCGAAATTATCCATCCAGGCTGTGCCATCGAGAGCCTTGACCGTTACCCCAGTGAAACCATATCGCTTGCATCGCAAGGCTACAGACTGTGGCGTCTGCTGGCCCCACTGCCATACCTGCAGTAGCTTGAGGTAATGAGTGTCAGTCGGTACAGGCTCAGGCTCTAGCGTTGCACGTGAAACATTACTAGCCGTGATACGCCTGACGAGTGAGGTACTCAAAGTGCTTCCTCTACGCTATCGCCACCAAGCCAGTGCAGCACCCGGCCCGTAGCAAACACCTGAGCCGTGGTCCCATCATCCAGGGCAAACTCGTTACTCATCGGTGGGCCAAAGTCACGGTGAGCAGCCCAATACTTGTAGATGGCAGCGTCAGGGTTTGGAGCGTTGATCTTCGGGCTAGCCTTCGTCATTAGCTGCCAGGCATAGGCATGTACGTCTTCAATGGTCATGATGTGGTCACTTCCGTATGTGTATGTTGTGTGGTTTCCTGTATGTGATCCTCAATCTGAGTACGAGGCTCCATAAGTGAGCTAACTGGCCTGCGGCTTTTGTTGAGCACCCGAGCCATGGCCCTTCGAAAGAACATCGAACGGGCACCGTTGAACAGCGCGAGCAAGGCCTGAAGCAGCAAGCCGCCGGCAAGCACGTACAGCAACGCTGTGACATTCCAGCGCATGACGATAGTCAGTACCCACATCAGGCCAATCACCACCGATACGGTGACCACCATGACCCGTACGGCAGACGCTATTACCTCATCGTCTGCCACCATTTTTTCCGGATGTTCCTTGGCTGTACCTCGTAGCTCAAACCAATCGTCTAGAGCCAACGCAAAAATCATTAGCTTGAGCATCAGTGCTATGGTGCCAATCACCAGCACACTGAGCCCAAAGCCAAGAGCTATCTGAGCAGTCATTTACTTTTCATCCTCACCTAAAACGCCACCGCGAAACCTGGCCCGGGCTTCGAGCCTACGTAGGATCTGCTCCCTATGGTGAATGTTTAGGCGGGCCTCATCTAACTGATGCCGCCGCTCTGTTATATCCGGCAGCGGTAGATCATGTAGCGGTGGTGGCTCGCTTGATTCCGGAGGCCGCATGAACCTATGTGCCAACTTGCTGAGCCAACCCAGGAACATATCCCTTACCGTTCGCCAAGCCCCGTACCTACTACGTGGGCTAGAGCGCCTGTAGCCCGAGATGCTTGTGATCCGGTAAGCACTAGGGCCTGACGTAGCTCTGAGTTTTCTCGGGCTAACTCCGCGCACCGGCCTTCTGAGTCCTGTAGCCTGCTTCGCCATAGCTCTACGATCTCTTCATGATGACCACGGGTCAGCACAAAGCCCCATACAAAACCTATGGTAACGAAGACAAGCCCGGCTATGGCACCGTAGCGTGCCAGTGTTTCTGCAGCTAGAACCGGATCCACTGTTAGTCAGGCTGAGAGCCTAGTGTCTTGATGTGCTCGCGTAGGCTTTCGATCTCAGCAGTTGCCTCAGCGAACCTGCCAACAGCCTGAGACAGTTGGTTATTGACCAGCGTATGGATGGTTTCTAGCTGCTGCTCAGTATTCTTGTTTGAGTCTAGAACCCTGCTTTCCAATCGCTCTACAGCATCAACAGCTTTAGCAGCAGTGACAGTAGCTCGCCGGCTGGTAAAATACACCACTACACACAGAATCAATGGCGCAACAATGGCTATGATCCGCACCATATCGTCAGACATTAGAGTATCCCTAGCCCACCAGTATTCCTGACTACAACCTCAGGGTTATCGGTGACCTTGACGAAAACATCGTAGATCGTGTTTGCGGTCAAGGTGATAAGCCCGGGTGCCGGACCAACCAAACACCGAGCGTAGTACACCGGTGGTGTGACGGTAGCGTCTGTTTCCCAGGTGGCTGCTTTCCAATCGCCACCAGCCGGTGTGTTGCCTGCCGGTACGAAAGCCATCTGCAGGTTGTCTGCGGTTGGGTCAATGGCTACGCCATTAGCCGTAGCCCCTACGCCTACCCTGACGTATTCGGTACTCGCTGCCGACTGGATATGCACTTGTACACCCCCGATCTACTGCCGTGGCGTGCCAAGTACCCATCGGCTACCGGTTGGTCCGATTGACCACCGACCACCGACTTGACCATCTGACCATGGGCTACCGGGAGAACCGGTGTCCCAGGCAGCATCGCGGGCCACTGTAGCCGCCACCACAATTCTGAATGTCGCATCGCTGAACGCGGTTGCAAATACTCTTAGCCTGATGGTGGCGTCAGCGTTGCGCTGGATGCGAACACGAACGCGAGCAGTGGCGTCTAGGTATCGCCTGACCCCGACTGATATTCGTACAGTTGAGTCAACATAAGATCGTACAGCAGATCGGATCCTGGCTGTGGCATCCCGGTAGCCGCGAATGTTGACCCGGACCCGAGCAGTCGAATCCTTGTAGGCCCGTATCGCAACGATGGTGCGTACCGTGGCGTCCTTGAGGTTGCGCCCAAAGACCCGAATGCGTACCGTTGCATCGCGGGTGTTCTGAATGACGGTCTTGAGTCGGATCGTCGCATCGCGGTAGTTCCTGACCGCTGCAACGATCCTGGCCGTAGCATCCCGCCAGGTGGTAGAGCGAGTCTTGAGCCGTACCGTTGCATCCTTGTAGCTCTGGTTCTGAGCCGCAACCTTGATGCGTACGGTGGCGTCCCTGATGAACGCACCAAAGACTCTGATCCTGGCGGTGGCATCCCTGTAGCCACGAATATTTACCGCGACTCTTGCGGTAGCGTCCTTATAAGAAGTGATCGCCGTGCGAACCCGGAGCGTTGCGTCCCGGTAGTTCGTGATGCCGACCCTGACTCTGGCCGTAGCATCCTTGAACCCGGTGATTGCGGAACGGATCCGGACCGTGGCGTCCTTGAGGTTCCTGCCAAAGACGCGAATCCTGGCTGTAGCATCGTTCCAGGCAGTGCGCCCAACCCGGACCCTTGCCGTGGAATCCTTCCAGGCAGTGATTGCGGAACGAACACGGGCAGTAGCATCCCGGTAGCCGCGTATATCGGTCTTGACTCGGAATGTCGAATCACGCCAGGTTCGAGCCCAAACGATTACCCTGGCAGTCGAGTCCTTGTAGGCAAGAACACTTACCTTGACCCGGACAGTCGCATCCTTGTAAGCCAGAATGGCTGAACGGAAACGAACCGTTGCATCTTTCCAGGCTGTAATCGCTGAGCGAACCCTGAATGTCGCATCCTTGAGCGATGCATTCTGAGCCGCTACAACGATCCTGGCAGTGGCATCTTTCCAGGCGGTAGCTGCAGCCCTGATCCTGGCTGTAGCGTCCCTGAAACCCCTGATATCAACCTTGACGCGAGCCGTAGCATCACGCCAGTTGCGAATCGAAACATAGACCCGGAAGGTAGCGAATCGCCAGTTGGTAATCGCTGCCCGAATGCGGAATGTCGCATCCTTATAGGCTGTGGCAGCAGCCCTTATCCTGGCAGTCGCATCCTTCCAGGCAGTGATGGCCGAGCGAACGCGAAACGTTGCATCGTTCCAGTTGGTACGCCCAACCCTGATTCGAGCCGTAGCATCACGCCATGCGGTGATCGCTGCCCGGATCCTAAAAGTGGCAAACTTCCAGTTGGTTATCCCGACCCGGACCCGGGCTGTGGCGTCCTTGTATTGCGCTGCTACTGCAGAGACAAAAAGCAGTAGCAGAGACATCTAGCTAGTCAGCCCTTTTTGGTGAGAACCTGATGCAAGTCTGCTGCGACGTTGATGTGATACGCGAGCGCAAAATCTCTTGCCTCCACTGATCTCTGAGCCCAAGGTGGCCCAACGTTGTAGCCAGGTGCCGCAGGCTCAAAATCGCACGTCAAGCCCAGGTAGTGCTCTAACTCTTGCGACTCGCGCCAGGCAGCATTGAGGTACATGTAGAACGATTCACAGACCGGGGGCCACTTGTGGGTTGGGTCTTGAATCGCCCGGATCGAAGCCCAGTGCGGTGTAACGAACGTAGCGGTAGCCCCGGGCTTCATGATGCGCCATAGCTCATTGAAAAACGGGATGCGCTCTAGTCCACTCAGGTGCTCTAGAAAGTGGCTCGCATGAACCTCGTCTACCGAGTTGTCAGGCCAGGGCCATGGGTAGACCGTGAGATCGCAGATGATATCTGCGCCACTATCGGCGTAACTGTCTACGCCTACAAAGCCATCCATCTTCGTCTTGCCGGAGCCAAGGTTGAGCTTGAGTGCGGCAATGGTTTCTGTGGTCACAAAACCTTTTCTCCTGCAAGCGGGAAGATTCGGCCAGCCTGCCGACCGCAGTAGTGGTATTCATGCTGCTTGTAGGCGTGGCATCGTCGCTCAGTAACCCAGTCGCGGTGCTGCTTATTTCGCAGATGCTCCGATCTCTCAGGCCCGAGCAGTGGGTAATTCGAGAGGCTCACATCTGGAATCGGCTCGGGCACTGCTCTCACCACGTTCGATCCTCGCTATAGTCGTAATGACCAACAAGCACGCGGGTTGAGCAGGCCACTCGCTCACCGTGCTTTGCGCCTTCCTCAAAGTGCCAGAGATCCTGCGTAAAAGCTCTTGCTTGGCCGCCAGTAACAGATTGCTCAGTCTTGAACCACGGTGGCGTCATCTTCCGCAGGAAGTCGATTCGGAACAGGGTGCAGCCCATGCCCAGGCCATTGCATCGGCTCACTGAGTCAACGTCAGGTAGCCATGGCCGGAAGTTACGCGGTAGATCGGCAGGGTTGCCATAGCACATCGGCTGACCACCCTCGCCTTTAGTCCAGTAAAGCCCACCTACAGCATCGTAGGGGCCTGCCTCGATATCCTCTATGAGCTTGAGCAGCGCATCGGCAGGGAGCGTATTGTCAGTCTCTACCGTAAGCATGTATTTCCACGTCGATAGCTCAGGGTGCTCTAGGATGATCTCTACCGCCCGGTTATAGGCAGCACCTACTTCCAAGCCCTCAAGGCAAAATCGTGTGAATTTCTGATTCATCGGTGCCATCAGCCCAAGCCAAGACATAACCACCTTTGGCGGAATTGCCTTGATAGCCGGGATCACCATGACCGTAGAGCAGTCAGCGTAAGAGCGCGATTTGCTAAGCCGCTCCCGGGCCTCAACCATATGCTGGTTATGAAATCCCTCAGCCGGGACAATTAGGTTTGGCTCTGCCATCAGATCATGCGCCTTGCATCAAGGTTGAAAACTCCGGGGAATGCTGGTGGCGGGAAATAATGTTGGTCGGTGGGTAGTGACTGTAGCGCCAGGATGTATGCCTTGCTCGCACCACCTGAACCACCCCAGGATTGCGTTGCACTAATACCTTGGGCCGTGGCAAACGCCTGATCCATCCAGTGCGCCTCATCGCCGGCGGTATTATTTCTAGCCGTCCAACCACCAGGGGCAGCACTCCACGTAGTGACGTTGATGTTCTGGTGGAACGCTACAGCCATAGCGTCAGCGAGAGTAGTCGTATTGGTATTGGTGGCTAGCGTAGTCGAGTTGGCAGTCTCGACTTGGGCTGGAGGGGTATCAGGATCTAGAGGGTTCTCGTTAGCTACCGCGCCGGTGTAAGACACCATGACACAGTTGCGCCAAATAGATGTAAAAGTCCATGTATAGTTGGCTGGCTCGCTAGAAGCTCTGCGCCAGCCTACGCCACCGTAATAGCCGTTAGCAGTACCCTCTACAAGGATGTTCCAGCCGCCCGGCCAGGTCACTGCGCCGGTGTCATCCTTAGCCATAAAGAACAGCAGAATGTCACCATCGGTATTAGTTGGAACAGTGACCGTTACGTTCGCAGCAGCCGAGCCACCACCGTTCTGCTTGGCGTGAAAGGTAGGCGCAGCCAAGCTACATTCCTATGTTCCAATCGACGCCATCGAGCCTACCCTTAGCATCAAGGAATAGCTCCATGCGGTTCGCCTGATTGGTAGGGATAGCCTGATCGAGCGTATCACCGGGATTGACAGTTGTCTGGAACGTCCTACCGTTCGCGTTGACCACAGCTTTAGCTTTGAGTGGATATCTGCCCTGCGTATTATCGATCACGATGCGCGTGATAAGCAGCGTCTGATCATCCCAAAACATCGTGAGCGTTGCCGGGTTTTCTGGCATACCACTCGTCCACATAACCTTCGACTGAATAGCCATTTAGCTCACCATGTGCTATGCATAGCTTCGAGCACAAAGTGTGGCACGAAACCACCATGTACCCCGGTCTTGGTAATGCCCGTGATGTGGATTGACGCCGGTAGTGCAGCAGTACCTACCAGGCCAGCCCACGGTTCGTAACCCGAGTTGATCGAAGACACACCGTTGACACCAATGAACCCTGAGCGGTTCGTGCCAGTGATAGCACGGTAGCCACCGACCCAACCAAAGTTAGTGCTACTCATAGTGGTGCCCGAGCTACTCAGGATAATGCCCATCCAGTAGCTTGTCTGGCTGAACGTAAGGCTAGCCGAGAACTGGCTGCTATTGAGGGTCAAGTACCGATAGCCATTCCAGAGCGTAGACTGGTTACTCGTAGCAGGTGCAGTGATAGACCCGGTAGCCGAGTTGAGTATAGACAGAGTGCTAGACCCGCTCAGGGTGTAGATGCCTACCGAGTAGCGCAACGTCTGAGCTTGAGTGGTCGCGCTAGTGTTGGTATGGCTCGCAGTCATATCGATAAACAGCGTCTTAGCAGTCATGTTCCCTGGAAACACATCTGCCCCCTCATTCATCGGGAACAGATGCATTGAGCCGTTGATCGTGCCCACCGTAGTAAATGGGTTGGCGCTGCCGGCCCAGTCCATGTTGGCGAATCGCTGCATGGCCGGTACTCTCGGCCCCACGATGGTTATCTGGTTACCTGATGCGGCAGTTGACTGACTCAGCGTAATGAGGTTGGTGCCGACTAGCTGAAGGTCAGACTGAAAGCCAGTCGTACCGCCGGTATTACCATCGGTTGAGATGCCTATCTGCGTAGCAGGGTAATAAAGCGGCATTACATCTCCGTCAATCTAGCAGAGCCGTTAGCTGCCGCCCATATGCCATCTACAGCACCCTTGTAAAGAGGCTGTGGAAACTCGTAGTAGCCCATCGATGGGATCTGCACTGTATGGGACGTAGCACTAGCCGTAGTCCCAAACTTTAGGTACAGCACTTGAGTCGAATCGTTGAAGACCATACGTGCCCGGGCAGCCGCATTAGACGAAAGCAAGCTCACACTCGTAGCCGAGCTTGACACGTTGGAAAGTGTTGCGCTGGTCTTACCAATTTGTATAACGTCGGCGGCACCATCTGACTCGATGACCCACTTGTTGGTGCCGTTGATCGTGGCATCAATAACCTTTATTAGCTGAGCCTGCCCGGTCCCGAGCGTACCGTCCGTTACCTCATCGGTAAGAACAACAGACCCGGTCCCGGGCAGGGTAACAAGATCAGCCATCCTAGAACCTCAACCCCATCACCGGGAAACTCAGGTGCCCGGTCTGGTGGTACGCCATCGAGTAGACGTTGTCAGTACCGCGCACAAGCTTGCCCTGCTCTGTATCCCAGGCAGCGTAAATACAATTGCCCTCGTTATCGATCACGTGCCCTATGACGTGCGCCAGGGTTGCCCGAGATTCACCCGCAGTCACATGCGCCACCTTGAACTGGAACAGCCTGCCGGTGCCATCACCTGAGCCAAGCGTCACCCGCTCACCGTTGGGACAGAACAGGCTTACCGTAGCTCTGCCCTCGAATGGCACATCTTTCCAATCGATACCTTGCCACTCGCTGATCACTGTCCCATTGGCATTGCTGAGTTGCCAGTAAGGCCGACCCCTGAGCATCACCCGGAGCCGGCCAAAGCTATGCCTTGTATCCAATAGGGGCATACAGGTTGATTTCCTGGCCGTAGCTGTCTACGCCACCGTCTGCATAAGCAATGCTGTTGGCGTCAACCAGGCCCGCCAGAGCCTCTAGATCAACAGGCTCATACCCCTGGCCTGCCAGGTGGTCATTGATCGCTGCAAGCGTCTGAGGCTGCCCGTATCGCTCCAAATACGCCACCACTGCTCGCTCTTGTTTGCTTGGCATCAGATCCTCCCGGCGCCGGTAGATTCTATGAGTACGTATATTTTAGAGAGATAACCGGCGTATGCGTACCGGCCACGGTGTTTGCGCCCAGGAAGAGCCTGATGATCATTGACCACTGATCTGCAGTTACTGCCGCAGGGGTAAACGGTGCAGTGATGTAATCGTTGTCTCCCTGCAACCCCTGAAAGTTGGTGAGCCAGTTAGCGCCAGCCGTTGGGCTAACGGAACCGGTCGTACCATCGGTAACGGCAGCAGCGTTAGATGGCGCAGCCGCAGGCACACCCGCTGAGTCAACCCGACCGAAAGCGTTGCCCTTGAGATAGGCTCTGGCCGTAGCACCGGTGTCAGAAGCATGCCCACCGAGAATCGTTCCATCACCCCGGGAAATAGCACCGTGAGCGTTGGATGGGTAGGCAGTGAAGATCGGTGCCGATGCGAACGTGCCGACGTTGTCCCAGTCAAAGCGCAGGAACCGATACTGAGCCGTGTTGCTGTAAGCCACTGGCGTAGACGTGCCGCCACCAAAGACACCAAGCGAGGTAGTGTCAGCGGTGAACACGTACAGGAAGTCAACGCCAGCCGTACCCGAGAGTGGTCGGGTTACAGCAGGCCAGGATGCGCTAGCCGTAGAGCCCTGGTTGCTCAGGTCGCTAAACCGTAACTCCTGGCCCGTGCCTGCACCGGTAGCCGGTACGGTTGTCCAAGTTGGGCTAGCGTTGGTGCCCGTATTCAACTGAAAGCGCGCTGTGGTGAAATCGACCACGGGGGTAATTATCCTTTCGCTCGTTTGGGTCGCGCAGACTCAACGGAGCGACCATCAGTTTGTCCCTTGAGCACATTTAGCTCTTCCTCTTTGGCAGATGCATGCCGCCTTAGATCGTCAATCTCACGTAGCTTGGCGTAAGCTTCCTTGGCACTACTTTCGCTCAAGGCATCCAGATCCCGAGTCCTGGCATCGAGCAACTCATTGATGTGCAGATGACTAGCCACAAGCTTTTCGTTGAGTACCTCTAGCCGAGCTAGTCTATCGCGGTTACCCCTGCAAGCTTCCTTGTGTGCCTCAAACTCTGCTATGACCCTGGCGTGGCCCTCTTTGAGCCGGGCTATCTCGTAGTCGCGGTCTGAGATCACTACCTCTAGCTCGCCAATCTGGTTATGCAAGTCAGCCTGAGCACACCGATGGATCGCTGCAGCCGACATAGCCGCCACAAGGTTGACAGGCTCGCTACGTACAGCCTCAACCTCAGCGAGCATTGCCTCACGCTCTTTGATTAGCTCATGGTTCTGTGCCCTGAGCGCCTCGAATAGAGTGGTCATCCTGCAAAGCTAATCGAGCTAGCCCGGTTGCTGAACTGAAGCCCGCCCGGGCCTGCATCACGCCACACGAACCGGAAGCCAGTACCAAAGCAGTAAGTAACATCTGGCGCACCACCAAATATGCCACCAATCGCTCTACCTGAAGGAACAGGCAGGAACGGTGGTATCTGGTCAAACTGATAGTCGTATAGTTCTTGCGTCAACGCTCTGCTGCCGGCGGGCTGTACCCATACCTCACGCCCCAGTAGCCAGGGTGTATTGCCCCCGGTGCCGGTAGTAACAGTCTCTCTAACGCTCGATAGTGACGTTAGTGCCGGATCGCCAGGATGGGCATTCATATCGCGCAAACCAGAAATCATAGCTCCGTCATAGAGTGTCTTCCTGATCCGGAACGTGCCGTGAATACCGGGCGGATTGTTGGCGTATGTTCCCGGCCTATCAAAGGCTGCGAAGATTCCAGAGAATACTTGTGGCCCAAAGTTGAATGGGATACCAAGATGTGAGCCTGATGCGAATCGCGAGAGAGAGTTAGAATTATTGACCAATGTACCCCACTGATAATGCGGGTCAACGTTCCATTGATCATAGACGTGAGTGGCACCAAAATAGAGTGTGCGATATTGCATAAGGAATGACGGCATGAAATTCTGTTGCCACCAATAGATGGTATTTGGATTATAGGTATAGGTTGCTCCGGCTGGCCCGTGTGAAGACCACGCTTCCCAAATACCATCTTTGAGTACATATCCATCGTCTGGAACATCGAACGTCATGCGCCAGGCAAATATCTCACCACGCGCAAAGGCATAATGCGCCCACCAGGCATCAGACCGAATTGACGGTGGTGTAACGTACGATAGTGCCCAAGCGGGGTATAACACCGGGTCATACCAGAACGAATTGGTCGTATTGATTGGAGTATCCCAAAACGAATCATCATACTCCGGGTCCATGTAATGCCGCCCGGCAGAATCAAACGGAATATTCCCATATAAGGGAACCCCTGCTAATGTGAAGCCCAGTGCGTCTACTCCATTGAAGGCGTTTCCGTAAGTCGGACTCCAGCCAAGCTCTGAGCCAGAATCTTGCTGCCAGCCACCTATGCCAAGGCTAAGCATCCTCGTATTGGATGTGTTTAGCTCTATCACATCTTCTACCTCAGCGAGAGGATTGCCCCACGCTGCTTTGCCCTGATAAGTAAAGGCAGTGATGATCAGGTCGGTCGGGTCTGCTGGCAAATAGCGTAGCGTCGGAGGAACTGGCATAGCGATAATCTCGCCCGGGTTAGGCTGATTGTACGCATTGACAGTCAGCGTAATATCGCTACCAAGCTCTCCAAATAAGTCACCGACTTGTGAGAAATTAGGATCTGAGTTACCACGTCGGTATGGCGCACCATAGCTCTCAGTCCCAGGCTCGTTTCTCAAGCACAGAGTAATTGAACTCATGTGGCTAGTCACATCCCGATTGAGCTTGCCCCCATCGAGATAAAACGAGAACTCTGTTACTGGCAGCGGTAATGGATCTCCCTCTACCCATCCAGCAGGTAGTGCCGGTGCTCTAAACCGGCATGACCCCATAATCACACTGCACGTTGAATTACTCAGGCTCGCACTCAGATCGACACGGCTGAACGTGATACCGCGATTTCGGGTCTGCTGGTCACCATGGTGGAACTGTTGAAACGAAAACGGAATGCCGTTGTCAGGATCAGCAGGCCAAACAGTAATGCCGCCCTCAAAAGCACGCGGTAAAAACTCACCGCTGCCATCGAGCGTAACGTCATTGCCAAACGCACCCGTAAACTCATGATTGTGCGTATAGTCGGACCACCATTGCTTGGTAACGAACGGTGCAAAGCTACCATTGCCTCTGATATAGCTAGATGGTGGCGTAGCCATCGTAACCGTTGGAGTCGGCACCGTAGCAAGGTACGGGCTATCGGCACCCCATGGTAGTTGAAACAGCAGGATCACCACTACGCGGTCACCAATCTGAGTACCGAGCGGAACAGGCACGGTCAGCCTTGTGCCCCTCTGCGTACCGTACAGACTTATTCTGATCGTTGATGATCTACTAGCTGTATTTGTAAAAATAACGTAGCTAGATCGACTAGGTATACCGCCATAGATTAGTGGGTCTTGACCATATTGATTTACGCCGATCTCTGTTGCACTACCTGGCGATGTAGTCGAGTGGTCTGTATTCAAATCATAAGCTTCATTGAATGCGCCCACTATAGGTGATACGCCAACAGGTGAAAATAACCACTGGAAATCACTACCATTACCACCGGGCACCGGAGTGCTCAACGGATTTGACTCATCGTTGATTCTGGCATTCAAGCCTATACCACCGGGACCGGCCCCAACGGCTATGCAATCAGCCCGGAAGTGCAGATTAGTCATACCTAGTGGTATTGGTGGCGAATTGTATTCCCGGGGATTCGAGAACCCGGTGCCAGGATCATCAATATCGTATTGCCAGATCAACTCTTCGTCAGGTGTAGGCTCAAGAGTGAATTGATCGGTGTAGCTAACCAGTACAACCACCTAAGCTACCTTCCAAAACTCGGCTATGGTGTAAAGCTCATAGTCAGACGTGAAGTTGGTAACACGTCCAAAGCCATCTACGCCGTTTGAAGTCTCACATACATGCTGGATCTCTAGCACCGTTGGCCCGCTCAACACAAACAGCCCGTGCATCTCTGAGCGTTCGTGTGAGCTTGAGCCAGACGAGCGAGCGCCAGTGCCGATCAACAGATTTACGCCATTGGTGATATCGCGCAATCTGGCTTGATGATCGTTCACCTGCCAACCGGGCGCAGCAATCTGAGCTATCCACGTGCCTGCAGGCAAGATAATCTGGTTGCTAGATAACGTCACCAAGTTATGCGTATCTGCTTGAATGGTATTCAGCACCCGGGTCCGAAAAGCACCGCTGTTGAAAGCACCACCTGACGTGCCATCAGGTTGCCGTTCCTGAACATTGATGTACGGAACCCGACCACTCAGCGAACGAACCGGGTAGCCGTTCATGCTAACTTCCAGAACTCAACGGATGCGTAAACCTCTACGCCAAAGTTGCCAGCAACGCCAAGGCCCAAGGTGGCTACAGTAATCTGGCATCGATGGCGTAGCTCAAAAGACTTGGTGCCTTGCAACACCATGTAACCCCATACAAACGAGCGTACCGAGCTTGAGCTAGTTCCTGACGAAACGATGCCAGCAAGCTCAACCGTACCACGGTGAACAGTTACAGCATCGGTAACGTTGTACAGCAACGTCTGGTTACGAGCTACGAGGTACGCCGGGGCACTACCAAAATACTGGTATGTACCGGGTGGTAACGTCACCTGATTGCTTGCCAGGCTCGCCAGGCCATGACTGTCTACCACAATCGTATTGAGGACGCGAGTCTGGTCAGACCCAGTTGTAAACGTACCCCCATCGGTGTTCTGTGTTTTCTGATCTTGCACAAGGATGTAGGGCCTGCCGGCCTGAGGGTGAACGGGCCAACCAAAACTACCGTTCATGGGTAGTACGCTTCAGCCAGAAAGATGCTGCTGCCCTCATCGATGCTAAACGATGAATCACCGTTGTTTCTCAGTGACACAGTGCCCGTATTACCGCCACCGTATATCTCATAGGTGATATCACCAAGGCCCGGTGTGGTATCTACAAAATGCATCGTTGTGCCAGTGACGTGCCCAAAGGCTGTTGTTACCGTTGACCACAGATAGGTAGCGCCACCGGTAACTCTGTAGAAGGCTGCGCCGGTATAGTTAGATGCATTACTCATAGCTACCTCGGCTGTGAGTAAGACATACTGGCCGGCTAGAACGTTGGGCACCGTCAACTGCCATACCGTAGACCAACGATTCCAAGTATTGTTCCCGGTGACGGTAACATTGTCGGTGGGTACTGAGAACACCAGGCGTGTTGTTTGCCTGGGCCTCATTAGAAACCCGTTCACCCGTTAGAAGTCACCACCGTGTGCGACGATATCGAATGTCTCACCATTGTGAGTGCTAGCTCTCAGGATATAGGTAGCACTTGGCAGTACCAGCAATGGCGATTGCGTATCGGGGGTCATGATCTCATTGGTGTAGCCGAGCACCGTGGCGCTAGGGGTAATCGCAGTCACCGCTAGCTCGCGCCACAGCCTATTGTTAGTGCCATCGTAGACGTAGAACCTGACCATGCCAGCCGTAGTTGTGCCCGTAGCCATGATCTTGATGCGGTCTACCCTGGTCCCAAACGTAGAGCCTGCAATCACATCGCCAAGCGTGCCCGTGCCATCTCGGTTCGTGTTGGCCGTAGCGATACGAGCCATCCCGATCTTCGGGGTAAGAACAAATACCGGGTAGTTGTTAGCTGGCATTACTTCCTCACGTAAACGATTGAGCTAGGAACAGTCGGGCTGCAATAGGAGCCGGGCCACCAGTAGGACGCCAGGTACCGGGCGAGCCTGCCACTACACAAGTCCAGAAGCCACCCCAGGATCGATCAACTACGTAGTCACCAATATTGAAGGATCCGGTTACCGGCGCGGCTCCGTTCACCGCGCCTACATACCGGCTAGCATTCGCTGCACCGGTCAGGCCTGATGGCGCAAAGTCAGTAGCAGAAACCTCAGTTGAATATGTGCCGGTAGTGAGATTCGTAAACGAGATGTTATCTACGCCTACCGTAACGATGGCGGTAGCGGTATTAGAAAAATACCAGTGCGTGCCAGCGTTGACCGTTCCTTGTCTGACACCAACAATGAACATAAACGCGAAATCGACTGCCGCAGATGCATCCAGGGATCTGGTCATCCCTGCGGCTGCGCCTTGCCAGATGTAGATACCGTTCGTAGATAGAGTGCCCTGGTTCTTGACGAGCACACGGTCACCATCACTCATCGAAATACCATCGATAGTCGCGCCAGGTGATGCCAGGGTAATGCTCGAAACAGTAGCTACGCGAACAGGCTCTTTCTGCCGCTTACTTTCGTGTAAAAAGATACCGGTTGCTGCTGAGTGAAGTGGCATAAGTTACTCCCTGACCGTAAACGGATCTCCGTTTGAATCCGTGAATCCATCACCGTCAGCATCAACCAATGGCGGGTTACCAACATCAATCAAGTCAATGCGCTTCATGGCAATAGTCATCGTGATGCACGTCGCATTACCAATGAATTGGGACAGTGAGTAAATCAGTTGGTCACCCGGCTGCAGGCTAGTAATCCAGCCGGTAATGTCAATATCAACTTCTGCTTGATTGAGAAGCTGTATAGGTGACGGTGAAAGCGGTACACCACCTGCCGCGCCCCATGTACCCAGGCTTGCCAACCTGAGATCAATTGTGGCCGTACAGGAAATCGGCTGTAGCCTCAGGGACGTAGGATTCCAAGTCCCTGCCGCAAGGTGAACCCCAACGATCTGCCAGCCACCGGGCGGGATCTGAGGAATGCCGCACATGCCCGCAAACAGTGGCCTGATGCTGTTATCGAGGTTGATGATGATTGCGCCAGTCTGAGCCGGTGCAGACGATCCCCTATTGGGATCTACGTACGCCTTCCTGATAAGGCTACGGAACATCTCCGTAAGCGCCGGTTGGTTCCCAAAAGTACGAGAGTCCTTGTTGAGATCGTTACCGCCACCACCACCTGTAGTAAAAGACACTAGCCACCACCTACATAAGTCATCGTATGGCTCACCCGGCCATCGGCTGCATACTCTTTATCCACACGCTGTACCCATAGATCACCCGAGTGCCCGAGCCTCGATCCTGCCTGGATGTTGTGAACTTGGCCCGGGCCAATGTCACCGTTCCTTGGCGTGGTCATCCTCATCTTGACCAGCACCCGGTCAAGCTCGCCTAGCCAATACTCAGCCAGTGCCTGACAAGATATCCCGGCGCCGGGAGAACCCTCATTAGCTCGCTCGATCATCGGGCTATTGAAAGAAAACAGGTGCGAGCCACCACCGGCTACATACACCCTCGGCTCTAGGAAGTCACCAACCGCATAGCCAGACACCCTGACCGCATCGTAGGACTCCTGAAAACTACGATTGTTGGTAGCCTCAGTGATATCTACACCCTCGGTAAACTGCATCTCTGCGCCACTGTCTGGAAACGTGCTTATCTGCCTCCGGTAAACCTGACCACCTGTAGACTCGAACGTCCTGAAACCAAGGCTAATCTGGTCTATACGCTGCACATAGGAAAGCGCAGACTCGTTAGCTCGCCATGAGAACTCTTCGGGTGCTACGGTGCCAAGCGTTACCCCGGTGCCACCAATCGAGCCACCGTTAGTATCAACGCCAGCAATCCCAAGCACCGTAGAAACTATCGCCTCATCACTGGCCGGGCCACCGGTGATATCTTGCAGCAAATACCCCTCAGTCTGGCTAATCTCGCCCGGTGGCATGGTCTGCTCTAGAAACCACATCCTGCCACGGCACTGCATGCTGATTGAACGCGGGTAAAAGTTGTAATCAACGGCAGTCAAAATACCAGAGAACCAGTGTTCGCCATCCACGAAGATATTTACATCATCCCAAAAATTACCACCGGGCCACTCGCCAGCTATATCGACTTGAGCCGTACCGTAGCTCATATCGTAGCCAAGGCTAACGCGAGCCGCATAGGCATTACCGATGGTGCTGCCACCAAGGGTAACGTTGAGATCGAACGATCTAATCTCGCCTGGCAACTAGCTATCCGTAACAAGAAACTTCAGGGTTGCTGTAAGTTGCTCACTACCATATTGAGCATCGCCGGTAACATCCATCAGTATGGCCGTATGACCATCTCTACCATCTACGGACAGGCTGCCGGGTTGCCCCAGGTTCGCCATGAGTGCACCAAGCAGCGATACGTTCTGCAGTAGTACCTTCATATCTACGTACATTGGCCCACGCCCGGCAGTGTCAACATAGAAGTTGCTGCTACCGGGGATCTCCTGAACAGAGATCCTGCCGACTCGGTGCTCTGCGTAGCCATCCATATCAACGATGAAATTGACGCCAGCGAACGATGCCATCTACTGAGATGCTCCCGGGACAAAGAATGGTTGCCCTGGCAAACGCACCGGCGGTGGTGAGTCGGTAGCCTGCTCAGCCGTAATAAGGGCTTGCGCCATTACCTCCATGGCTTGGCCCTGCATTTGTGCGAGCATGTTTGCATCAAGTACCACAGGGTTATTGATCGTCACATCCACACTAGCCGGCACCTGAGCAAACGCACCGACCCTGGCTAGGCCCTGGTCAACCGTTGGTGTCAAGCCTGCCGCACCGGCTGCTATGTCACGGGTAACTGCTTGTGGCCCAAGCCCTGCCGCTGTAAGCAAGGCTGGATCTGAAACGGCACCTGATAACGCAGCCTTGAGATTCTGCTGAATCTGAGGGAATCCCTGATCAAACTGCTTTGCGAAAGTCTCGCCTACATTCAGCGCATCGGCAGCACCCTGGAATTGAGGTAACGCAGACTGGCCCTCTTTGACCCTATCTATAAAACCCTGGATATTATCGATGCTCTCTTGTGCTCCTGCCTTTGCCTCTGGCGTAAGAGCGAGAGCCAGCCTGATGTTAGCTAGCCCCTTGAGAACCTCAGCAAGCGCAACTGCCTTGCCCTGAATGTCGCCAATGTTCTCATCCCAGGCATGGCGAAACAGATCAACTGCTGTTATTGCTGACGCTATCGCCAGCAAAAACAAGGCAACTGGGCCAGCAGCGATAATCCATCCTACTGCCACCTTTGCAGCGTTTAGTAACCACGCTGTAGCAAACGCTGCAAACTTGACAATTAGCCCACCGATGGCGTTACCGATTACTGCAGCCGCAACGATAGCACCGGCCATGAGAAACTTGAGCACCGGGCCGATCTTATCGATGTTGGCAATGATGGCATCTGCAGCCTCAAGTACCTTGCCCTTGATGTTGCCCCAGTTGGTTAGCCATGCAGCAGCAAGCAAGCCAATCAGAGCCGCCAAAATAATGATCGGGTTGAATAGAGAGCCGATCACCGTGATAAATATTCCGAGCCCAAACAGGATCGGCCCAAGAGCAGCAGCCAGAGCTAAGAACTTGATGATATTTCCCTGCATGGCAGGATCGAGCTTGAGCCACCAATCCCTGAGGCTAGCAAGGGCAGGGATAACATCGGTCTTTATGGTGGCGATTGCCTCTGCTGCTGCAGCCTTGAACCCCGGCCAGGCCTCAATGGCAATAGCTTTTAGCTCATTTTTGAGTAGCTCGAACTGCTTGAGTGTAGATTGCGAGCGTAGCTCATTCTCAGTCTGTAGAGCAGTGCCCTCAGCAAAGGCATCATTAGCAATCTGCCTGGCCTTAGCAAGTTTCTCATGCGCTACAGCAAGACCTAGCAGCGTCTGCACATCCCTAACATTAGTGATGTTCGCGTCAGCCAGAGCCTTCACTACCGCGTCTGAGCCACCGGACTCACCAATCTTGGCTAGGCCCTCTACAACAGCCTGGAGCGCATCAGCCGGACTCGAATGCTGAAGTGCCTTGAACTCTTCGGTTGTCTTGCCAGCGAGTGTTGCAAACGCTTGTAGCTCCCCTTCGTTGCCGCCTTGCCCAAGCTTGTCTAGCTCGCCTCTGGTTTGGGCAATTTCACGCTTGTACTTTTCGATGGCTGCAGCGTTTGCCTGTACCGTAGCCGCCGGGGTGTTACGCCCAAACGCAGCCTGCCTAGCCTCAGCAGCAGCCAGTGAAGTACCAAGGTCAGTAAGCTTATCGTTATAGTCCTGAATCTTTTTAGCTGCCTCAGGGGCAACCTGACCAGGGCCAGCAACAGCAGATGCAATCTGTAGCGAAAGTCTCTGTAGTGCAGACGCACCTTCCTCTGGATTGAGGCCTGCCGCAATCACTGCAGACGAGAATGCGAGCGTATCCTGAATGCTGAACCCTAGAGCGTGGAACGTGCCCGAAATCCTCTTGGCTACATCCTGAATTTGCGCCTCTGAACCTTCCATATCGTTACCAAGAGCAACGATAGTTGAGCCGAGATTTTCAAACTGATCAGAACCAACCTTGTTTAGCGTCTTGATAACCGACAAGTCCTCGGCAGCAGCGGTTGAGGATTGATCGGTAGCGTTGGCAAACCTGGCTGCGAATGTCGTAAACGCACCAAGTTGCTCTTTGGGAATACCTAACTGGCCCGCTACCTTTGCAGTCTTGGCTAATTCGTCTGCGTCAAAGCCACCACCCTGAATAGTTTTGCTTGCATTGAGTAACTCTTGCCCAAGATCCTTTGTCTCATCGGCAGTCAGGTTCGCAGTCTTCCTGACGCCCTGCATGTTGTCTTCAAACGTTGCGCCAAACTTGGCTACAACCCCAACGCTCGCAACAATCGGAGCAGTAACGCCTTTGGTCAGGTCGCCACCGGCGGATTGCAGGTTTGCGCCAACTCGCCTGATCTGCTGAGAAAACTGGTTGATAGCATTGATCGCACCTGAGGCATCAGCCCCAACGGTGACGAATAGCTCTGCTACCGGTACCGGCATCTAGTTAGCCACCACCAAGGCTCTTGCTCATGCGCTTGGCCCTGGCCCTGCTTTCGGCTCGTTTACGCTCACGCTCACGCTCCTGATGCTCAAGGGTATAGAGCGCAATCCAGTGAGCAAACTCGTTACCACTCATAGATGCCACTAGCTGTGCCCGGGTCATGCCTAGCTCACGTGCCATCTGATACTCAAACCTCAGCGTCGGGTTCCTCTTCAACGCTTTTGGTGGCATCACTGACTGCCTCGTCAGACAAGCCAGAGGCGCGCATGATTTCCTTGAGCACAAAGCTCATTGCAGCCATGCTCTTTTCTTGGAGCTTGCCGTAGTCAGCCATCGTAAACTTCGGCTCTACGACACCCTCGATAAACAGCATCGCCTCAAGAGCCTCGTTATCGATCTCTTGCTGTTTGGTGACGATGTTGGTACGGGTTGCCCTCTTGCGTAGCTCACCCGCTTGCCGTTGCGTTAGCGTACGGATCTTGACTGCACCGTTCCACTGCTTTACGAACAGAGTCTTTTCCTCGATATCGTCAGCAGCGAGAACCTCAGCAGCACTGAGAATCCGTACGCTATTGCTTTCCTCAACGATAGCCATGTGCCCGTCCTTTCGGGGAGATGGGTTATGTTCCAACGCTCTATGCGTCGGTGATGGTGCCTACTACTGCCATCTCGGCAGTCCAAGTGGCCGTGTCATCGCCTGGAGTGTCAACCTCGTATGAGGCCAAGTATCCTGACCCTGATATCGTTCTGGTTCCACCACCAGAGCCAGCAGGCCGATAGGTGAACGTCTGGAGCGCCGGGGTAGCCGCGAGCATCATTGCGCTCAAGATGCCATCAACTACCGGGTCGTAGCCACCCTCAAGCGAGATCGTGCCCGAGTAAGGCCCAACCAATCGGGAAACCGGCTGCCCACCGATTGGGTTGATATCGTTGATATCACGCTCAATCGAGATGTTCACAGACGTTGTGTACTGTGAAATATCGTTGCCACCAATGCTAAAAGTGGCGATAGTACCTGGGCTAAATGGCATCTGCCTTCACCTCTGCTTCGGTTGATGTTTGAGCGAGCGGTGTTGCCGGTAGCTCAGGTAATGTTTGGCCGATAGTCCGGAAGCTACGCCTGGGTAAATGCCACTTCACTTCAATGGCCCGGACCACGATATTGAGGCCACGTAGAATTGTGCGCCAGAAAGGATCGTCCATCTTTTCGTTGGCAATGGCATGTGTGACGATGCTTAGCCCTCGCCTGATCTGTATCCAAAAGTCCCGCTCATCCCGCAACATCAGGCAATCGGTTGATACCTGACACGGTAAAACCCACCAAGATAGACGGTTGGTACACCATTCTCTTGATCTTTCCTCTGGTGGGGTTGCTCGCGGTTACATGAGGCAATCCTGATATCCCTGACTACGATGCCGTTATCAGGCACAGTTGCTAGCAACGTATCGATACGATCTGCAATCGGCTCAACAGTCGCGTAGCTAGAGCCACGGTCTACTGCCCTGACCAGATAGATGCCATTGGTAAACCGCGAGCGGAACGTGAGCACTTTGTCAGAACCACCAAGAAACGCGAACAGCAACAGCGGAAAGGTGGCCCCCTGCGGTGCCATCTCGCTGTAGATCCTGCCGCCAACAAGTGAGTTTACGCTCGCGTTGTTCTTGAACAGCGAGTACATCCACTCGTTGATTCTGGTGATATCTGCGCTCATCCAAGTGCTTGCCTTATTGCATCGGTCATATCGTTCTGGAACTCGGATCCGATGCTCTCAGCGGCTGGACGCAGGAAGCTTTGTGGTGGCTGAAATACCGTCCCTTCCTCTTGAAAGATGCCGTAGTGAGCAGCAACACCAACCACCACCACATAAGCCTTATCTGTTACATCCTGTAGCGAAATCACAAACTCAGGATGGATCTCGTCTAAGGCTTCCATATCAGGGTTTAGCCTCTCAGCCTGACCGACCCTGGTGTCATACGTGCTTGCATCTCCGTCATTGACGTAGATACTGGCTCGCAAAGCCCCGGTATCTACCGGCGCTAAGGACTCTGCAGCGAATGCCAGCGCATCGGCATTGAATGCCGTAGTCTGCTTGATAACCCTTGTCAACAAGGCTGCAACCTGAGCGGTCCTATCGACACGAATATCAACATGGACAGTTGCACGAAGGCCGGCGACTTTAGGCAACTATGACGTACCCATGGTGGTGCAGCGAGCCGTAATCGACGTACCAGAAGTCCAGTTGACTTCTACCGTGTTGGTAGCACTGTTGAACAGCGTGGTATCGAACGGGCCACAGACCTTGGTAGCCGATGCAGCCACAGCCACAGCCAGGTCAGCGATAGCGTAGGTAGCCGCGCCAACGCTGTACGTGCCGTTGGTGACAAAGGTTGCCGTGATGCTCGATGCAGACGAGTTGGTAATCTCGATGATCGTGCGCCCGGCGTTTGCAAACTCGTTACCGTTGGCTGCGTCAACAGCCGCCGGGGCCGATTGCACACTGCCAGACGCCGATGATGTGACTGGAGTAAACGGGGAACGTGCCATGTGCCTTTACCTCACTTTTTCTTGAGCACGCTGGCAGACACCACGCTACCGCAGGTCGGACAGACTGCTGAACTCTGAAACCTCATGCACTTTTCACAAGGCCAGTCCTCGCGCAACTCGTCAACAGGCTTCGGGTTGCCACAGTGGACGCACTTGCCGGGATCCTCGGTGGTCGTTTCTGCGCTTGATTCCTGCTTTTCAGCCATGAGCGTAAATATCCTTTCTCACGTGATCTCTTGCGCGGTTACTCTGCGCGCTAGCTCGAAACTTCCCGACTCAAAGCTCACAACCTCAAACGTCCTACCCTCAGCAGGCACATACAGCCGGTCGGTTGGCCGGATATCTGTGCCCTTGGCAAACACGAAAGTCCAGACCGTTACCGTCAACACCTGAGTAGCGTTCTCTCGCTCAACCGGCGTAATGCCAGTCCTGTAAAACGAGCATGGGATAGCCGCCAGGATCGAGTAGGTATCGGTTTGCCCACCGGTGTTATCAACCACCGACACCTTGCGGTACACCTGAACAGTGGCCGTAAACGTGCGTTCGATGATCCTGCTGCCCTTGGTAAAGTGCCTCGGTATCGGCATCAGGTAACGTACCCACTACCCTTGCGGTACAGGTCTACGATCTCGCCTGCCCGGGGAGGAAGTCTCCGGCCACCAATGGTCACACTGACCTCGTTGCCAAGCTTGTAGTTCTGCACACCAGGCATCGTGAGATCGAGTATCGGCATGGCGTCAGTCTCAGCCGCCATCATCGTTAGCTCGCGGATCGGTGGTGGGCAGTTGGCGAGCGTACAGTAGCTGAACTTGCCGGTCAGCCTGATGGAATTCTGGTAGGACGGAAAGTAGTACCGGCCTGCGTAGAACGCCTTGGTGATCTTGGTATAAGGCCGACCATCGAGCGCAGCATTGTTGGGCTCTAGGTAGTAGTCGGTGCCCAGTACCCAGGTGTTCTCAAACACCCCGTTACCATCGGCGTCAGTCTCAAGGGTAGTCAGGCTCAGGATATCGTCAGGTGGATAGAATTCCCAACCGCAATCTTTCCATGACAGGCTGTACGTTCGTACCTCATCGGCAGTCGTAGCGTAGAACCGTCTGCCCGTTACCTGCTCTACCCATAGGCTGGCTGATTCGAGGATCCTGTAGACCGCCATATCACGGCTCGAATCCTCAATGCCCATACGGTCCTTGAATTCGGTTGCGCTCGCGTAGAGGGCCATCAGACGCCTGCCAGAACCTGCTCAGTCTTGGCCGCGTACTCAAGCACCTTGCCCGCGACTTGATACCGCTCGTCAACACTGAGCCACCAACCAACCGGGATCGCTAGCTCATGAGCCGAGAATGCGTCTACTCCTGGCAATGGTCCCGAGTCCTTGGCAGCAGCCCGAAACGCGGTATGCACATCGTTGCGCTTATGCACTGGGCTCGCGTCTATGCCGTTCTCTTTCAGGTATGCCCGCATAGCCATCGGATCCTCTACAAGCAACGTGTAGAGCCACCACGAATGCCCTGAGCTATGCTCTGGCGTATTGATGCCTGGCGCACCCTTGAGTACCTTGCTGTAGAACCCGGCATTCTCCCGACACCGGGAGAGGTTGCGATTGACGTACGGCAGGTTGCCAATGCCCTGAGCCGCTGCAACGTTGTTCATGTGGTACTTGTAGCCAGCCTCAGCAATATCTTGCTCGCACCGGAAGTCAGCCGCGCCACTGGTCCGGTCAAGGCCATACCAGCGCAGCAACCTGGCCCGCTCGTAGTCCTTAGGCGGTACGAGCAGAGCGCCACCGTCTGTAGTGGTCAGGTGCTTGATTGCCTGAAAGCTCCACGCGACGTAGTCACCCCGGTTGCGCCTATCCACGAAAAAGCTATGGGCAGCGTCCTGAATCACCGGGATGCCGAAAGCCTTGAGCGCCAGGTAGTCAGCCGTAGCACCGGCCCAATCAACACCGATGATCGCCTTTGTCTGGCGAGTGATCTTGTTCTTTACGTCCAGGGGATCGATCAGGCCAGTCAGCGGGTCAACATCAGCCCAAACAATCTTGGCCCGACGATTTACCACTACGCCATTGGTAGCCGTACAGGTCATAGGCGTAGTAATGACTTCACTTCCTGCTCTAACTCCCGCGAGATGCAGTGCGAGATCAAGGGCAGACGTACAGGAATTCACTGCCAAAGGTGGTGGCGTTTCCAGTCCCAACATCTTTGACAATAGAAGCTCGAATTCCTGTACGTACTTGCCCTCTCCGATGTATAGCCGGCTCTCTACATCGGGAGTCAGAACCTGATGTACCAGCAACCTGGCCTCATCACTCATGAAGGGTCGGAACAGGTCAATCACGCCTTGCTCCTGAAGTAAACGTAACTCGCGTCCTCGCCTAGCTTGTCCCAGTAGTGCAGATCGTGCGTATGCACTGCAGCCGGGTTATCGAGCTTGGCCTGAGCCCATAGCTCAATCGCCATGTTGGATGCCTCGTTAGAGAGCCAAGAAACGATGTACTTACCGTAGCCGTGCCCCTGATGCTCTGGCAACACACCTGCCGATGGTGACCATCTGCCATCGTCGCGCTTGCTCATCATGCCGTAGCCGATAACCTCGCCATCGTGAGCGAACAGCCAGGCATAGACGCCATGCTGCGCTTTCTGCCACCAGGCTCGCTGCTCGTCTTCACTGATCACGGTGTTGTCAGACGAGAAACCCCATGCGCCCGAGTTGCGGATGAGGCGCATGCAATTTACATGGCCCCACGATTGAACCGGTATCGGCACAAGCCTAATTGCCACAGTCACCCTGCTTGCTCCCGCCTGCCGATGTTCCAGTGTTTGACCACCGGGCTCAGCCCATTCATATGCCACGTCCAAAACTCGTAAGGCACTTCGGTATCGTTGTCTATGAAGCCTACGCAGGCAACACAGAACAATTCCTCATCCCAGGTACAGACATACTCAAGGCTATGGCAACCCGGGCAGAGCGAAAGCTCAGGCATCTGGATCACGTCAGGTAACCACCCGAAACGTTGAGCACTGTCCCGGTAACGTAGTCGGCTGTAACCAGATAGCCGACTGCCTGCGCCACATCTTCCACCGTGCCATACCGATGCATCGGAATTTGCTCTTGAATCTTGAGCTTGTACCTGGCGTCCACCGCGTCAAACATGCCGGTGCCATCGATGAACCCCGGTGCAACTGCATTGACTGTTACCCCTTTGGAAGCCAATTCATGCGCTACCGCCTTGGTAAACCCGATCAGCCCTGCTTTGCTCGCGGCATAGCTCGATGGCCCAAGCCGACCATCCATGCCCACCACAGACGCTATGTTGACGATTCGGCCCCAACCTCGCTCAACCATGCCCTGACTCAGCAACTGAGTGAGGCTCACGGCTGCAGTGAGATTAGTCTCAATACAGCTATCCCAGGATTGTCGATCCATTGAGCGAATGCCCTTGCCTGCCGTGATGCCGGCATTGTTGACCAGAATATCGGCGTCAAGCTCGGTGATCACCAACCGCGTGGCAACGTTGATCTGCCTGATAGTGACCGCGCCCGGGTTCCACTGGTCAGCCATCGTCTTGGTTATCTGAGCCCCCTGCTCGTTATTCAGGTAGCCAGCCTCAACAGTCGCACCCTTACGCACCAACTCAAGAACAATTGCCCTGCCGATAGCAGAGCTTGCCCCAGTAACAATCGCGTGCCTGCCAACGAGTGGCCTGCGTCGGGTCTGTACTTCTAGGGCCTCGCCTGCCTCGAACTCGGTGATCACCCGGGCCTCGCCTGCGCCAGGATGGCGTCTATCCAGATCGCTCGCTCCGAGTAGTTCAAGTGGGTATCTCGAATCCAGTCAAAGTCACCCGAATACTCGCACGTAAACTTACCGATCTTGTCCTGATCGTTAGGCACCACCATGCAGTGCCCACCAATGTGGTTGCGAGCCATGAGCCCAGGATTTTCCCAGAAGATCGTGCCAAAGTAGCTCTTGAACCGGAACAAGAATAATTGCCCGGGCCACGTTTTCATAGCCCGCGCTATATCGTGCCTGGCGTTCTGCGTCCAAACATCATCGTCATCATTCAGGTGGATGTACTCACCCTGAGCCTGAGTGATGGCGTAGTTATGCTGGCAGTGACCCCAACAGTGGTGCCCGGCGTTATACGGCAGATAGCGAAAGCTTGAGCCAAAGCTAGAAACGATCTTCTGCGTTTCGGCTAGCTCTGACTCAAGCGTGTCGCCTACTACGATCACCTCATCGTTTGGTCCCATCTGATGAGCGATGCTGTGGAGGCACCGGGCCAAAGGCCTGTCATCCCGATGGGTTGCCACGATGAACGTGACCGAATCGTTCACCCTACTTTTTGGCTGACTTGTCCTCGGCAGCAGCCTCAGGGTTGGCCGGCTCTGCCGCAGTCATCTTGCCCTTGACCTCGTAGACCTCGCTGGCCTCGCGCCACTGGCTGGATCGCTGATCCCATACGTAGTTCTTGCCTGAGTAGCGCATCACCCCACCACGGGTAGTAGCAGCATTCAGGTCTACGTCATGGTCAACCTCACCGGTGTACTGCCCATTGGCGTCGTAGAGCTTCACTGGGTATTTCTGAGCCTCACCCTCAGCCATTGTCACACTCCCTTGTTCTCTGGTGGCTGGATCGCCTTGTTTTCGTATGCCTGCTTGTGGTGCCGTGCGCCCGGCCGTTTACCACCACTACCGGGCGCAACGTCACCCTTTGACTTACCGACTTTCCGGGCTTGGCGGGCACCAAACAACCGCACCAGAAACGGTTGCAAGGATTCCGGAAAGTCAGTGAGCCGCATCAGGGATTAGAGCCCTGTTACCTTGGTGAAAACAGCGGGTCGCCAGACAACAAATGCAACCCTCAATTCAGCCAAGATCGTCTGCATATTCCGGATAAATTGGTCATTCACGGTGCCCACACGCACAGCACCCTGCTCGCGGTCAAACAGGGTTGCGCCCTGGTTGAAGTCACCAACGAGAGCAGTACCGACCGGGAGATTCGGATCCTCGACTACCGGGATGCCCCAAAGGGTGCCGAAGCCGGTGAGCGATGGTGGACCGAAGAGGTATTGCCCTGGCGAGAGCGCAGTGTTAGCAGTCTCACGGCTCAAGCGAATGTTCTGCCAGTCAGTTGGGTTGAGCACAAACGCGGTTGGCCGGCCATAGCCAGTCCAGACCACCTGAGTGCGTCCCTTGTACAGAGCATCGATGCCCGAGTCAGAGCCCTTGGAAACCACGCCGATGCCTGCAGCATTCAGGATGCCGGTAAGGTTTTCACCAGAACCGTTACCAGAGACAATCTGGCTCTGAAGCTTCTGCTGAAGACCAAACAGCAAGCGGCTGTCAATAATGCCCCTGATAGCCGGTGCGTCTGCGAGCATCCTATTCGTAACTGGAATCCAATGGGCCATGGTACGAACAGTTGCCGTCTGCGTTGAATATGCGAGTGCAGACTCAGGTTTGCTACCTGAACCCGTACCTGCATCCAAAGCAGTAGCAACAAAGCCCGTTGCCTCAGCTACAAAGGCTGCGTTGTTAGTGAAGGTATCTTCCCTCACATACTCGATGGTGTCAGACTCAGTTGGTGTGCGATTGATTAGATTGATTACATTGAGGGGTGCCTGGAGAATATCGAGGAATCCAGGCTGATGATCCTCAATGACAAAGGCACCACCAGAGGTAGACGAACCACCGCGCAGCAGAGCCTTGGACTCGGCCCAGTCAAGCATGCTGGTTCCCTCGCTCATGGTCACGCCGATCTCGACGCGGCTCAGCGAGGAATCAAACAGGTTTTTCTGCTTGGCTTCGCGGTAGTCCTGGCTGGCGAGGAACTGGCGGCCCGGAGAAACACGCTTGCCCTCGGGTGTCTCGTCACCAGTGTAGGCAGGCCGACCAACCGGCTTCGCGTACCGGTCAATGCCTGCGAGGATGCGCGTCCTGCGCTGCTCGGCACTTTCGAGCGTACCAAGCTTGGCCTCAAGGCCATCTACGTCGGTGAGGATGCGCTGGATCTGCTCTCGATCCTCATTCGGCATGCTCTCGGGATCAGGGTATTTGCGCTCAAGAACGTCGGCTGAGTCAAGCAGTTTCTTGATCTCAGACCGGGCCTCAGCCACGCTCATCGTCATTGGTAGACTCCATTGCTGCGGGCACGTGCCCGGCGATACTCAATGGCGAGAGCGAGTGCGCTCTTGCCGGACGGTTTCTCAGGGTTCGGGGCAGTTGGCGGCTCAGCCACGTCAGCGGCTGTTTCTGCCTTCTGGCGCAACAACGTTTCCGCGTCAGTACGCACTGCGTCCAAGCCTGAGAACATCTCAAGCAGAGCGGTCAGGTCTGATCGCTTAGCCTCGGTCAACTCGAAGTCTCCCGCGCTGAGCTTTCGCAGCAAGTCGGCGGTACGCTCACGGAGCGTTCCCATGACTTCCTGGCAAACCTGCGACAACTGTAGCAAGCTCATATCGCCATAGGCAAGATCAATTCTCCCGACACCGGGAAGCTCTGTTTCGTAGATGGCCTTGACGATGCGTGCCAAAGCCTCTGGCGGTAGCTCTTTCACTGACTGCACCCTTGCCTGCTCATTCATAGGTAGGCTCACCACCGAATTCTCAAGTAGCTCTACGTCGGTCAAGCGTCTGATCTTGCCCTCTTCCTCAAACGAAAACTCGCCCGGGATGTAGCCGATGCTCATGCTCCTGACCGCGCCAGCCTTGAGCAACGTGTAGGCCTCAGAGCCGCGCTGTGTCTCAAGTAGTTCCCAGGTGCCAAGCAGGCCCTTGCCATCCTCGCGGATGGATTTCTCCACACCAATGGGCTCGCTCATCTGGTGTTGCCAGAGCAGGGGCCTGAATTCCCGCTGCCGCAGGGTGCGAGCGAACGCCCCCTTGTTGATGATGTCGCCTCCGAGATCCTCGTTACCAAAGGTGCTCGCGTATGCAGTGAATTCTTTTTTGCCTGCTGTGTCTTTTACGTCAACGAGATCCAGTGGGGTTGCCTTGTAAAGCACGGCTTCACTCTTCCTGCCGGCACTGCCGGCGAATATGCGACAAAGGGTTGACACCCTGCCGCCAATGGCGTATATTCAATCCATGGCAAGCGAATTCGGAAAACTCGGACAGGAAATCTGCCGCAACTGTGGGCAACGCCACTTCGAGCGCAGCCGCCAGAACCGCATTTGCGGTGGCATCAATCGGACGAGTGCCTACCTCGCCTCAGCAGCAGGGATCATCGAGAAGGCCCTTGAAGCCCGCGAGGAAGCCGAAGCCCGAATGGCAGCAGCCCGAGAGGCTATCGATGGTGGTTCTCGTCAGGCTCGTCACCTGGCAGCAGCCGAAGCCGCTTACCAACTCGCTTGGGAACTGGAGAACTAATGGACTTCCAATCAGAAGCTCTCGCCAAAGCCGTAGAGGCCCTGGCTCACATAACACTCGCAGGCAACCTGCTGGAGCAGGCATTCCTACTGGCCGGGGTTGATTCCCCTTATATGGATCTGGCGCACAAGGTTGACGCGGTGACCCGTGACGTTGATCAGGCCATCAAGGTCAGCAAGCTCGCAATGGAAACGCCGGCAACGCCGGTGTGCTGAGTAAAAAGGCTTGACACCACTACGCCATCGGAGTAGATTGGTGGTGGAAGGCAAGCAGATGGAAATCCCGAAGGTCTACGGCAACTGGGCACGCGAGATGATCAACACCTTTTGGACAAAGCCCCTTGATAAAGGCCGAAGCCCAATCATGAGCAAGGCTCAGATCCGCCAGCAGATCGTTCTCGGTATCGCTCGGCTTCAGGAAACCGATGGCTCGCCTGCCGATTGGACACATTGCGAGCATTGTGAGGGAACAGGGATTTACGAAGAGACTTCAGTTACCGACAAACAAGAGGAACGCACGGTTCGCGGGCTTTGCTACCAGTGTTTCGGCAAGGGTCGCCAATCAGCCGCAGATCGTAAACGAAATCGAAATTACAAGAGCATTCGCCAAGAGCGAGAAAGGGCTTACTAATGAACAAGACAATTGAACTGCCAGAGCACGCCGAAAAGGCTCACCGGGTCGTAGTCGGCATCAGCCGTAACGAGAACAAGCAGCGTGTGGTTTACGTCTACTGGCACCACAGCAAACTGCCTGGGCGCACTGACTGGGTTCACAACGAAACCGATGGCGATATCCGATGGCTAGCCGATTCGGTGATCGATGCGCTCTGCTTCGCCAACCCTGATATGGCTATCTTCGGCTCGTCAAGCCTCGACTTCCCGGATGACGAGTGATGGATTGGCCTCAGATTCGACTCATCCTGATTGTGGTGCTCATCCTCATGGGCACCACGTTCGCGCTGTACCTGCACTACCTGTACAAGATCGAGTTGCCCCGACGTAGGCAGCACCATGACTGGCAATACGTGCCACCGAAAAGGAAGAGATCATGAGCGAAAGAACAGTTAGATATTTCACCCGGGCCAGCCTCATCGCAGCCAACAAGGTTGCCATCAAGACTGACCGCAACCGCACGCTGTACCCCGACAAGCTTGAGCAGTTGCCCATCGGCATGAAATACCCCGTAGTCTGGTCATTCGTCCACAACGATTGCGAGATGCGGGTGATGATTGCCCTCGATGCCACGGGCTCAACCTGCTGGCTCGATATCCCATTCGAGACTTACCAGAAGCTCGATTATGACGTGGTTGAGTCATGAGATTCAGGCCCTCTGAGCGCATCAGGTCAACCAGGCTCTACAAGAGCTTGTGGCTCTTAGGCGCTTGCCTGGTGGCGAGCTACGTCATCATTGCCCTGATACAGGTCGGGTCAAACCCTCAGCGGTTTGGGCTCGCGGCTGTACCGGCCCAAGCCCAGGCTCAGACAACTATTTGGATTCGTACGCCCTCTGGTGTAGAGTACACCGACAGTGTAGATGGGCAGGTACGCTGTTACCGATATGGCGCATACACCGCATTCCAATGCATGCCCCTGGAGAAAACACCGTGAGAATCGTAGCCACCATCGTATTGCTCGCTACCTTCGTTGCCACGCCAGGTATCTCCCTGGCATGCGGGCAATACAAGAAATCCAACCCACCTTCGTGTTACCCCACAACGCCAACACCACAGCCAACGGCACCACCGATTGCCACTCCTGTACCACCAACGAGTACACCAGTCGCGACAGTAGCCCCAACACCAGCAGCCACATCAGTGCCTGCCAGCCCAGTCGCCATAGCCGTTCTACAAGTAGCGCCATCGGTGCCATCATCTCCTGTTATTGCTGCCCCTGTACAACAGAGCGACTCTGCAGGATCTTCCCGACGCCGGGATGAGTGGTGCCATTACGAGCCTACCACCGGCCTTTGGGAACTACGGGTTTGGGGTAAAGGCTCGCCTAATGATCGCCAGCCTATGACCAATGGTCTGTGTGAACAGGAAGCACCACAGCCCACGCCCACTGCTGCACCCGCTGTACCAAATCCAGTGCTAGCCATCGAGAGCGATGTGCCGATGCCTGTAGAGGTTGTAGTCCCTGAGTCCGTACCAGAGCAGCAGCCAGAGCAGCCGCAGACGCCAGAAGCGCAGCCGGAAGTAGAACAGCCCAGTGATCAGCCACAGCCGTGTGAAGTGCCTGTACAGATTCCCGAGTGGTCATGCCTGACTCCCGAAAGCGAGGTAAGCGAATGACAAAAGTGACCATCACCGGCATCTACGATCCCGACGTGCCGGTTGAGTTTCCCAACCCCGACTTTTCCTGGCTGATCGCCTATGTGCTTGACGCTCACAAGAATGCTCACAAGACAGACTGGCGAGAGCCAAAAGACTTCGAGCATATGGTCTACGAGCGAGCCATGGAGGCCATCTACGGCACTGACTATTGGGATTGGATCAACCGCAAGATGGATGAGGCTGACGAATGACCGGCAGCGAAATCAAGCAGTGGCGAGAAACCCACAAGCTCAGTCAGAAGCGTATGGCTGAGCTTCTGCACCTGGGCCGATCAGACACCGTGAGCCGTTGGGAACTCGGCTCACGTGAGCCCTCGCCATTCCTGTACCTTGCGCTTGAGGCTCTCGATGCCCGGCTGGCTGCCGAGAACGGGAACGCATGAGCTTCCTGCCAGACCTCCCATGGGGAACCATCGCAGTTGCTGGCATCATGATCTGGTCAGTGGTCACCGGTGGCTGGCCTAAACGCTTGCACTACTTCAGGCTCAACCCGGCGCTGCTCGTCTTGAACATATTTACCCTTACCGCCGTGGTCGGCTCGCTTGCCCTGATATGGGTCAAGACTGATGGCGAGGGGATCTTGTGGTGGTCTTGGGTAAGGATGCTTTCCGGTCAACCCGGCAGCATCTACACAGCACCACTGCACATCCCGTTCTTTGGCTGGCTGCTCATGGTTGCACTGCTCGTACGCCTGCCTGATATGGCTTACTACGAAGAGGTAACGTTCAGAGCTACAGCTAGCACGCTCAAGCAAATGGTTCTGTACTCAGCCATTTGGGCAGCACTGCATATTCTGGTTGGCGTACCGCTCATCGCCTGTATCGCTATAGGCGTCTTCGGTGGTCTGGTCTTCAACTGGCTATACCAGAATTGGGGGCTTGAGATTGCTGCCCGGGCTCACTTTCAGCAGAACCTCATCGTCATTGGCTTTATGGCAGTAAGCATCGCGGGGATTGTATGAACGCCACATGGGCTAGCCACATCGAACGTCTAGAGGCTAAGAATGCTGAGCTTGAACGCGAGCTAAAGCTTTATAAAGCTCTGCTGACTAGCACTACGAAAGCACTAGCTGCCGCGAGCGTTTCTCTTGAAAACGCTCAATCGCATCCTTCCACGCTTCGGGCCAGTTGAACAGGTTGTTATTGAGGCTATGCTCGGTGACAACCTTTGTTCGAGCCGCTCTCGCCATGCCCTTGCGTAGATCCTCAGATTCGATCAGTTGCGAGATCCTGTCCACTAGCTGATCTACACCTGAGGCTACAAAGGCATCAACGCCATCAGTAACCTCGCGCCCATAAACCGTTGGGCTCACCACACAAGCAGCCCCGGCCAGTGTGTACTCATACCACTTGATGCAGGATTTCGACGTGTTGAACACCATGGGCGCAACGGTGCAACAGCCGATATCAACGTTGATCAGGGCTCGCGGGTATTCCTCTAGCCCAAGCCACGGCAACCTCACCTGACGTTCCTCAGGCACCGACTCGGCCAGAGCTTTCGATTGGTGCCCCTGGCTCACGAACATCACGTGCGGGTACTTTTCAGCGAGGATTGTCCAGGCTTTACCAAGGTCTAACAGGTCAACGTCTTCCCGGGTTCCACCGGCCCAACCAACGGTGAGCTTGCCCTCTAGCTCGGGAACACGCCCAATGCCTCGCATGAGCAACCGGAACCACTGCACATCGATTGCGTTAGGCACAACGTACACCGGCACGTCCGGGTTGTAACCCTGCACCACGGTCTTTAGACGCTGCGTAGTGACGGTTACGCCATCGCACAAGCTCAGTAGCCTGATGCGTTCCTGGCGTTCCCATTCGAGTTGCTCGTAGCCCTTGGCTTTCTCTGACTCGAACAGTCGGGTTTGACGGTCAATGATGCGCGGGTTGAATACGTCATCATCAACCTCGTAGAGCCAGGCAAGCCCGGCGTTCCGAATCGCCTTGATCCAGACCTCGCCTACGTCCTTGACAGGCCAGACGATCCGGGGAGTCAGGATCGCATCGTACCGACCACTCGCCAGTAGAGGAAGCACCTTCATACTGTCCTCTTTGTGGCACCAGTCAGCGATGAACCCTCGCCTGCTCAACTCCGCGAACGGCTGCCAAACCCTCCAAAGTGAACACCCGGTTTCATCTCCGATCAACGCTAAAACCCGGGGCGCTCTATTCACTGTGGTACACTACGTTTACAAATGCCGTACAAAGCAGTGACCATGGTTTGCGATAGATGCGGTGTAACGTTCACTAGAAACCCAATCCCTTATCGCAGGAATAGAGGCACATTTACCAAGCGCAACTACTGCTCAACGAAGTGCCGATACGCAGGCCCAATCACCGACCGGGCTAAAACCTTTTGGGCTCAGGTTGACAAGTCTGGCGAATGCTGGCTGTGGCTCGGTGCCAAACGTTCGCGCTATGGCGGCTTCTGGCTCGATGGTTGGCAACACGCCCACCGGGCTGCTTGGATGCTGACCAATGGCCCAATCCCTGATGGCAAAGAGGTTTGCCATACATGCGACACTCCGGGCTGCGTCAGGCCCGACCATCTCTGGATCGGCACTCACGCTGAGAACCAAGCCGATATGGCAGCTAAGGGCAGATCACGCAACCGATTTACTGTCTAGCTCTGCCGAGATGCTTCGGGCCACGTTCTCAAACCCATGGGCCAGAGACAGGAATTCCTCCGGCGGCATGTATTCCTCGGCCATGATCTTGCCGGCCCGGGACCAGCGAATCATCACCATCCCAGGCCTTGACGCTGAGCCATCACCGTAAGCTATTTCCCATTGGAACGGGATAAGCTCGCTCTCTGGCTCGGCTAGCGCAGGCAGCAGATTGTTCTTACGCCGGCTCAACCGATGGCCTCAACCAGAGCCTTAGCCGCGTCACGGCATTTGCGCTGCCAGTCCTCAAAGCTTGTGTTCGCTGCCTGCTGCAGTCGCTCGATCTCGCCATGCAGCCTGAGCACATCGGTATGAACCTTCGCGTACTCATCGTCCTTGGCTTGGCCTGCCTGGATCGCATCGGCAACCCGGCCAGCCATCAGGTTTAGCTCTTGCTCATGCTTGGCACGGATCGAGCCCATCTGTGCCTCAAGGCTAGACACCGTACGCTGCAACTCATCGATGGTGCTCTGAGACTCATGCAGAGCCCCCTCAGCCTGCTCGGCCTGCTGCCTGGACGCCAGTACCTGCTCACGTAGCTTGCGCGTCTGTGCCTTTTCCCAGAGGCCTGAACGCTCACCCTGCCATCGCTGGATGGCGTCAAGCAGAATCTCGCCCGGCTCGCCACCTAGAACCGAGATTGCATACGCTGCCTCTTGCTGCAGCAGCATGATCTCGGTGAGCATCGCCGGAATGTCCTGCCTGTACCACGCCTCGTAGCCCTCTGGCGTCAGATGCGTCTGAACACGGCCACTGATCGCTGCTAGCTCGCCCGGTCCCAAGCGCACAAGAACACTCATTGCCTTGGATCTCCAAACACTGGTGTGACACTAAGTCTACAGTTTGGATGGGCCAGATCGGGTGCAGCATTGATGCTCACGGTAGTTCCGTTCCTCGCCTCACAGTAGCCATCGTAGTCACCATCATGGATCAGCAGATGCGTCACTACACCCTTGCCCAACTGCCTGTATCGGTCAATCGTGGCCTGCAGCACAGCCTTCTGAATCACCGTGTTCGCAACGGTCAAAGGCCTGTTTTTCCACGTAACCTCAAACAGACCATCGATGCCAGCAAACTCGGGCGTGCCATACGCTATCTGAGCCGGCGTAAGACCTCGCTGTAGCCCCTGTACGATGCGGTCAACGATCAGCCGCCTGGTAGTCGCATCAACCACCGCAGCCTCTGCCTGAGCCGCGAGAACGGCTTTCTGAATGGCTGGATCGTCAAGAGGCAACGGCCCCAGGTTGAACACCTTGAGCACCATCGTATGCACAGCCCGCCATGCAGTCACATACCAGCGAATGAAAAGTGCCGTGAGCAACGCAAGCTCAAGCTCATCATCCCGTGATTCACCCTCTTGCTTCTGCTCAAGCTCAGCCCTGGAACTTGCCACTCAGCAATGCCTTTTTGACTCGCCTCTGCTGGCTTGCCTGGAGCGCAACTAGATCGTCTTCCATCTGGTTCGCACTCACGTCTACCAACTGCTGTAACGCCCGGGCCAGTAACTCGTCTGAGCTTTCTTTGGATCCGGGCGGGCCACCGGCAGCAGGCTTATTCGCTGCTAGAGCCTGAGCCCTGGCGTCTGCCTCTGCTGCCTGAGCATCAAGCTCTTGCTGCCGTTGTTCCTCTACGTCAGTCGTAGCCTGATCAACCGTTACATACTGACCGCTCGTAGGCACAAACAGAATGTCCTCACCCGGCAACTCGGGATCGTAGCCAAGCTCAGTCAGTGCTATCTCCCGGGTGATCACACCTGTACTAAAGAGCTTCGAGATCCGATCAGCCTTGGCGTTCTCGTCTTCCTGTAACGATCTGACCTCGCCAAGGTCATGCTTGATCTGGATGCGCTTATCGCTCGAAAACTCCCTGGCGAGCTTGCGCGTCCACTTGCTCTCATCAAGCTTCCAGATGGGCGCAATCGTTACCTCGATAAAGTTTTCCGATACCTGCCTCAAGCTCGCAAAGTTAGTTGTCTGGTCAAGCCCAACACCTAGCCCTGCAACAGCCGGCGGAACGCCCATCACCGCTGCAATCCTAGTCTCGGGTACATCGTGTAACGCCTCAAGCGTCATCTGCTGTGGCGAGAAACCAAATTGCTCCATCTTCGCGCCACCGGTCATGACCGCAACGCTACCCCGGTTCTCACCCCCGAACTTGCGCTCAAGGTCATGCTTGATCTCTTCCAACTGCTTCGGGCTCAACATTGTCTCAGCAGGCAAGCTCGCAACCAGACCGGGGATGCCAAAGTTTCTCAGGATGGCGTCTTGATACTTGGTTGCCTCGGCGTCAGATGCAATCTCACGGAGCAGTCGCTTGAGTGGCGCAATACCCTTGCGTACATCGAGCGGGTCAACCCCAACCTTGAAGTGCATAACGTCCTCAACCGGGATCTGCTGCTTGCCCCGGCCATCGGACCGATCCATCTCGTACCAGTCAATGAAATTGTTGGACCCTCGCTCGGTATGCGGGCTCATCACTAGCGGGCTCACGGGCCAAAGCTCGATCACCGCGCCTACGCCATTGCGAACTTTGAGCAGATACGCATTGCCATCGGCGTGCCGTGCCCAGGCCAGCCACCAGCGGATTTCAAGCATATCTAGCTCGGGATGCGGCTCATCGAGCAAGTCCTGAATCGGGGAATTCTCAACCGGCTCAAGCTCGCCAGCATCGGTCTTCTGGTAAACCCGCAGCGGTGCCTCAATGGATGCGTTGGCGAGTGCCCTCAGGCAGGCAAATACCGCCGAGTTGTAGTCACCCTGAGCATGCTGAGGCAGCGTAGTACCGGCTGTGTAGACCAGATGGTTGATGTACTGCCAGTGGACCGTAGGATCGGCAGGCGTAAACTTCTGCTCCTGCCTACGGGCAACCGGGTGTGTGAACGCTTGACCAACCTTAGTCAGCGCAGCAGACCAACGAGACTCAGGCAACGCTCATCCTCCCGGCGTCGGTAAATTGGTGCTTGACACCGGTACACCACGGGTGTAAGGTACATACATGGCAAGCACAACGGTTCTGGTAAAAGAGGTTCGCGGGGTTCGAGTTTACGCAACGGGCCTTTCGGTAGTAGAGGCAGTTCGTTTCGTTATGGCTCGGGCTCAGGCCGATCCTGAGGTTACTCTTTTCGTTCGTGACGATGCCGGTAACGTCCTGGCAGCGGCTAGCGACGGTGAGGTTGAGGTTTTCTAATGGAGATCGTCAGCAAGCAGACCGTTGGCGTCGTAGCCTACTGTGGCGAGTGCGACCGGAAGCTCAAGGCCGGCGAGATCGTCATTCAGGTCCGAGTAGATGGAATCCTTGATCTACGTTGCGAGCAGTGCGCTCACTGCCAGAAAGGCTAACTGATGAACAAGCGATACGAAGCCAAGACCTACGATGGCGCAGGTTGGTACGTCAGAGACACAGTGCTCGGCTACAACGGTGGCCCGTACGAGAGCGAGGCTGAGGCTAAGCGCCAGGCCAAGGAATTCAACAAGTTAGACAGAGCCGGGCGTAAGGCTACAAAACCTGAACGCCCATAGTTAGTGGTGGCATCGCTGCCATAACCACGGCATCACCGGCGTCCGGGCTTCGGCCCAGGCGCTCGATGATATCGTCTTTGCTTTCGATCTGGATGCCGTGCATTCTCATCATCCAGCGAGCCGCACACAGATCGGAACGTAGCTCATTGTCTGGTGGCAGGCAGACCTCGTCACCGTTCTCGGGGTCCAAGGCTTCGCGCATTGACCAGTAGGCAAAGGCTCGGACGTTTACGAACCTCAGTAGATTTGTCCTGTCATGCCGTTTGGTGCCTGCTCCGAAATTCACCGGGACTACCGGTAGGTCAACCTCACGGCAGAGATCCACCACGGCTGCACCTGGCCCGATTACGTCAACGTTGATGATGCCGCCACGGGTTGCCGCCTCAGTGACGATGTTTCGGCCTTGGGTTCCGTCAGGTGTGTCCTGACCATCCCAACGTTTGACCTCAGCGAACCAGTTGCCCCAACGCTGAGCCAGGGCTGTTTTGGCAGCACCACCGCGAGCCACGTCAAGCCCTGAGCACGTAGCAGGCCCATCGGGCTTCGGTGTGGATCGCCATCGCCTCATGGCTGCGTCTACCCATGCTGAGGGTATGACTTGCCAGGGATCGTCCCTGCGTCCTACAGAGAAGTCTCCGAATAGTAGCTGCGAGCGCATCGGCTCGGGCAGGCCCTGAAGCACTGAGCCGTAGTCTGTGCTGGCTAGAAACTGGTTTTGCTTGAGGCTAGCCGGGATAAATGTTCTTGACCGGGGCCGGATCGTTTCGCCATTGTGCTCGAATGGCTTACCGTCCTCTAGCTCTACGTCCTTGTCATCGATGCGGGCAAACCAGCGTAGCTCGCCTGGTTTTGCGGGGTTGTCATGCTGTGAGTCTAGCCAGGGTGCCCAACGTCTGATAACCCATTCGCCTTCATCGCTAAGTGGTGGATTGCCTGCACCTACGATTCTTGTTCTTTGGTGAGGATCTGTTGAGCGCAGCCAACCTATGAGGAAAAGATACTGAGCCTCTAGAAACTCAGGTAGCTCATCGAAACCCTTGAAGTCATGGGCTCGGCCTCGCCACTTGGATAGGTCGGCTATTGTCTCGACTGCCCCGAATTCTATGGTGCGTCCATTGTTGAGCCGCCAGCCGTTGAGTCGGCCTACGAACCTACCGTATTGGCCTACGATGTTGCTTGTGCGCTGCAGCAGGCCCTCACCACCTCGTAGCTGAGTGTAGGTACGCCTGAAGATGATTGAGCGTTTCTGAGCGGTGAGTGAGAGCCCTAGTAACAGGTCTGACTTACCACCGCCGGCCTGACCACCAAAGTACAGTTCGTCTGCCTCACTCAGCCATGCCTCCGTCTGTGGTCCCGTTTGGGGAAGCCATATCGGGTCCGGCTGGGAGAGCAGCAAGATTAGCTCTTTCTCTGGCTGCGTCAAGGATGGTAAGGATGCGGTTGTCACGTTCCTGCTCGGTAAGTGTAATACGCTCGTCTATCTCGATTGGGCTACCGTCAGGGCCAGATATCTCCTGGCGCTTTGGTGCATCAAGGCCAAGCATGCTGGCACGGCGTTCCATGAGTCTGAGTGCGCGGTCAATGCTCAGTAGGTGCCCATCGAGCGCCTTGGCGTAAGCAACCTCAAACATCTTGTCGATGCGCTGTAGCTCAAGCTCTCTGACCTCATCGGCTGTTTCAGCAAGCTTTTGCTTGTCAGCCTTGAGCAGGTTCATAACGATCCTACGGGCGTAGCTCTTATCGTAGAGATCGAGGATCTTGGCTATCTCGGGGTAGCTCTTACCTGCTCGGCGTAGCTCTAGAGCTTTTTGATCTCGCTCGAAGTTGACCTTAGCGGGTACCGGCATAGGTGTACTAGTTAGCTTGACAGAACTCTACGGGCTTGGGGATCCATTGCTCAACGCCATTGAGTCTGACGAGAGCCTCACACGTAGCTGGCACTGGCGTGCTTGTAGCTGTAGCGGTTGGGTCAGGTGTGTTGGTTGACTGAGCGGTTGGTGTAGATGTGGCCGGAATTGGTGTAGCTGTAGATGGAATCGGTGTGCTGGTTGCCGGAACGGGTGTTGAGGTTGCACCGGCGCAAGTAGTATTCGGTGCTTGAAGCTCGGGGCATGACTGAACGTGAGCGTGTGGGCAGGTGTTTGGCGAGATTGTGCCGTTGGCGTTCTGCCAGTTGGTGCCCAGGCACCATGAGTCTGAGTGCGATGCTGAGGCAGGGTATGGTGGGTTTACGGCAACGTTGTTCCAGTGCCATCTGAGTGGTGTGTGCTGGCCCGAGTTGATCCAGCTAGTCATGTAGAACCGTGCGCCATTATTGAGCCACTCTTGCGGGATCCTGTTGTCAGCACCCGTTGCAGGGTTCACCGCGTACAGGCCATCGATCAGCAGGATAGGGTAGCCGTTTGAGTACAGGTGGACGCTGGTTCTCGTTAGCTCCATGCGAAACCGATCACGGCAATGCAGATCGTGGATGTTAGGGCCACATGAGCGCATCACGTCCTGAACACGTAGGCCACCTGAGTTAGGGATGACCCACTCACGGTAGCCACCCTGAATGCTTGAGGCTGTGCGGCTAGTGCCGATACCTTGGGTTTCCCATACGCGGCCCGGTCGGCCACCATTGTTGGTACAGACTCGGCCATCGTTTGGACATTCACCACCGGTGACGCGGTTGCTGTTGTCATACATGGCGCACACGATGGCGGGGTTTTCGAGCCGGCAGCCCATGGCACCACGCCCACCAAACTGCCCATAGCCATAGAGACTGTCTACAGTCCAGGGTGTTGGCGCGTCAGCCGGGCTCACGTCTAGCTCATAGTAATGGTCGGCACCACCCATGCCATCTGTGCCCTGCGCTGCGTCTGCCTCGACGGTCAGGGTGCCGTTTTGGAATGGGAATCGCTGGTTGGGAGAGATGAGGATGCCGCCTGAGAGCCTGAATGGCGATACGTCTACGAGATCCACCATCCAGTGATTCGAGTTGATGAATGCGCCAGACTTGAATCGGCTATCAAGGCGGGGAAATACCTTGTAGTCATAATCGCCATCATTCAGCGTCTGGATGGACGGACCGTCATTATCCCAGGTGTCAACCCACGATGCGCCGGTGTTGACTCGGGTTGGTGCCCCTGCTTGAGGCTGTGGGTAACACCAGATCGGATACTCGGGCTCTAGGCCCTGAGTGTTGTATTGAGTACCTGTAGTGTAGTTCTGGCTAATAAGATGCACCAATGGCGTACATGATGGATCGAAGTTAGGTAATACGCCATTCTGTGCGTACGCACTGACAACTATTGTCAGTGACGTAACAAGAGCGAGCAGTGCGGGTGCTAGCCTCTTTTTCATTAGCTCTAGTCTACTCGGCTAGAACGTTTCTTTGACCATTCCTGAGCCCGGTACTTTTCTATGTACTGCTTGACGAAGTACAGGCCATCGAGCCAGCGTTGATCTTGCTCTAGCCCACGATGGCTCGGGCAGACATACGTGATCTGCATCTTGGTGGCATCGGTGTACTTGCAGCCACCATCCTCTGGATCACAGTTAGCCAGGATGGCCCTGACCAGTTCTGAGCCTTGCTCACGTGAGCCGTGCCATTTGGCGTCTGCCTGTTGCGTCACCACCTGAGTACCTCCGGCAGAACCATACCCTAACGCACGATACATTCCGGGCATGGCTATGCCCGTGCGGGCAGTATGCTCCCGACGCCGGGAGATTGTCAACCGGTAGGTTGCTCGTACCAGAACTCGTCAGTGCCTAACCGGCCATGGCGAGGCTTAGTCTGAGCTAGAGGCATGCCTAGCTTGATCCAGTAGCGTGATAACGCAGCGCCTGCAGACTGACACGTCTGGCATATTCGGCTACCGAAGATACGTGGCCGCTGCATGCACTGAGCGCAACGCTTGCGCTTTATCTCACGCTGACACCGCGAGCATAAACGTAGCCCCATGGCTAGGTGGCTAACGCTTGCTGCTGGCCCACGGTCTTGCCACGGTACTTCTGCAGCAGTCCACCTGAACACCAGAGGGTGTCACCATCGGGAGCGCACTGCACCATCGCTCGTAGCTCACCAACCTCGCTGGTCATGACGTTGAGTACCAGTACCTCGGTATTGGCCGGCATGTAGCGTTTCTCGCCATGCCATGCTCCCCATAAGCCCTCGCGAATCTTGAAGCAGTCGCCTATGCCAAGTTGCTTGAGTGGCTCGATGTTCTCTACTGGCCCGGGTTCCGGATCCTTGAGATCGAAGCACATATGACCACGGTCACAAATTTCACAACGCCGCTTTACCGTTCTCTTGTTTGCCATATTCTGAGCTTACTACGTTTGTGAGTAATGTCAACTTTTTGTCATTTTGTATTTCTGACCAGCCAAGTGTTTTCGCCATACGCCGGATCACTACACCCCGAGAATAGATCGGCTCGGGCTCAAGGAATGTTTCACCGGCAAGTACGCTCTTGCGCCAGATACCTCTACGCTGCTTGATCTGTTCCTCGCTCAGCAGCATCTGACGCCACACTTTATGAGTAGCGAGCCAGTTGCCCGGCAGTGTTGCCCCGGCTCGCGTCAGGTCGGCTGAGATGCATACGGCCGTTTCAGGTCCGGCCTTGAATACACCACCACCACTGGGACTATGAGTACAACCCGGATCTACCGCCTGGCTATCAATCGCGTGCATCTCATGACACAAACAAGTCTTGAGCCGTACCTGCAGCAGGATCCACTCACGGGCTAGATGCTCAGCTATGTGAGCACTTGCCCCTTTGCTGCTCGTAGTGAGCGTAGCCAGTTCCTCGAAGTGCTCTAGCCAGAATTCAATGATCCGGGGTGAGTAGCCCGGCTCGAATGCGTCATCCGGTGCCACTAGACGCCCCTACCGCAATCTTCTGCATGCTGTAGGCATCCTCAGCACTCAATTCCCATACGCCATAGGATGCGATGCGCCCTAGAATGGCCTGCAGCCGTTCTACCTCTGCCAACGCTGCATCGCGTTCGTCACTACGCATTTTCTCTTGCAGCAGCATGTGATTGTAATCACGAACAAGCCCGACGTTTATAGCAGCCAGCCGCTCGATCTCAGCCAGTGCCCTGTCACGCTCTTTGTGTAATCGTTCGTAAGCTTCGATCAGCCGATAGAGCGCCGGCCAGGGGCCACTCGACTCAGCATCAGCCATGTATTGCTCGCGGGCACTGCTGAACGGTTCGATCTTATCGATCATCTCAACCCCAATAGCTTGGAGCACTTCGGCCATGCACCCCACCCTTGAGCCCTCAGCCCATGCTCTGCCACCTCAATCTGTTGCGACCGGGATGCAAGGTCAGGCCGACTCGCGTACTTCATGCCGCCATGACTCTTCCAAAACGTCATATCCATTTGCACGCCACCGTAGTAGCCGTTCCCGGTGTTTATGCCCCACCGGCCACCCGATTCGCATGCCGCTACCGCATCCCATACGCTCGCAATGCTCGCAGCGCTCGTAGGCCTTTGCACAGGCACCGGGCATGGTCCCTCGCCTACCAGGCACAGATACGTAGCCGCGTCATAACCCGACGTATTTACAGCCCCCTGAAGCTCTACGGGGTCTATCCCTCGCTGCTCGGCCACTGCCTGAACATCGTCTGTCACCGCTGCCACCAGCAACATCAATCCAGCCACTACCGCCACTATTCATTGCCTCCGATTCGCTCATGCGACTTGAGATGCTCAAGCATCGCCTTCGGCGTAAACACCACAGGCTTACCACAGATGCTGCACCTGGCCTTAGCCATCTTCGATGCCTGCAGAACTCGCTCATGATCATCGAGTGAAATTATCTTTTTGCTCATGGTTCCTCCAGTCCCAGGTCAATCGGTTGCCTGGCTACAGGCTTTTTTGGATGCCGCCCAAGACGTAGCTTTCTACGCTCTAGCCGACGCTGCCTGGCTTGTTCCCTCCGCTGCTTTTCGGCGTTCTCCCGCTCAAGCAATTTGGCGTCCCATGCCTGCTTTTCTGCTACCTCAGCCCATGAAAGCCCCAGGCTATATGGTGGGTAGTACCCCATCACAGCCGACGTAACAATGGTGCTCGATGTTTGGATGCCGCCCCAGGTGTCAAAAAGACTGGCAAACGTCGTAGTAGTCGGTAGATGGGTCAGTGTGACCGGCTGAGTGTAATCAACGTTGATCGGGAATTTGATCGGCCCATCGCTCACCAACTCCACGCCATCAATCTTCGGCATCGGATACTCGTATTGCCCGCCATCGTCTGCCTGGTCCGTCATCCCTTACCTCGAAGTTGTGCCCTCGCTCACACGTGAGCCAGATGCGATTGATCTTGTCACCATCGGCGTCATACCAGATTACCCCACCTGGCATCAGCGTTGCCTTGACGCGCCCATGCTCCGGGCAGTCAGGCCAGCGTCGGGCTTTCGTGCCATCCATCACATACCACTCGCTCGGTATAGTGCCCATCCCGCTGCCGGGTGACCACCCTTAGCTCATGCGGAACCCACTTGGCCCATAAGTGCATCTTGAGCCGCCATGCCTCTGTTTCGGTCACATGCGAGCCCTTGTAATCAATGTAGTACGTCCCATGAATCTGCTTGAGCGCCTTTGGATTACCAAACGGCTCGGACGGTATCACCCCGAAGTCAGGCTTATAGGTAGTCGCATGCCTCACCCGGTGATAGCCCTTGTTAGGTTGCCCTCGCTTATCAACGCACGGTGCCCCTGGCAGTGCTCCACAGCCCCTACAGCCCCTATCGGCCAGCAAGAATGGCTCTGGACGCCACCACTGCACTATGTCGCCTGCTATGCGCCTCTGCTCAAGCCAGGCAGCACACTCGGCCTCGCCAAGGCTATCGTAAGTCTCGCCATTCAGTACCGTCTTCTGAGCATGGTACTTCTGGCGTCTACCTCCCGACGCCGGGAGATTGATCGGCGTACCATCTATAGCAGTCAGCCTCTTGGATAACCGCTCTTCAGCAGCAGCCTGAGCCTCCAGCTTACGGAGTGTCCGGTAGAAACGCCTGCCTGGTGGCATCAGCGGTGACTCGATTCCCAGGCATCTTGCCATGCCGCCAGGTGCCAACCAAGCCAGGCAGCAGCCAGCAGGCTCAGGATGTAGGCAATGATCGGCCAGTAATCAGGCAGGCTCATCGGTGCCCAATATGCCACAGACCGCAGGTACAGCGATAGACCGTAAACTCGCTGCCCTTGCCGTACAGGTACTTGAACCGACACTTAGCTGTGGCCTTGTTGGGATACGCTACCTTGTCAGGCCTTGGACACCCCGGCTGCTTTGCGATGAATTCTCGCGGGTCATTGGCATGTTTATGACCCACGGGCTTCTGCCGCGAGCAGCTTATCGGCCAGAGCCTTGCCTTTGTCAGTGAGCGCAATAGACCTTGTCGGGGAACGCTGCCCACCACGCTTGCCAAACTGCGATTCCCAAATGCAGGTGTTGCAGGCATAGCCCCTACGCCTGAAGCTCCCGGTTTGGCGGTACTGCTTGCAGCGTTTGCAGCGTCGGTAAATTCCAACCAGTTCCATAGTCAAGTCCCTCTCTCTCTGTTCTTTGAATAGCTCGCTTACTACCTCAAGTAAGTCTTTCACCAGATGACACTGGCAGTCACTCGCCAGATGCAGTTTGGTCAGCGCAATCAACTCGTGGATTTCTCGCGCTGTTCTCATGCCGGTACCTTTCCTCGGCTGTGCGGAATGGTGTAGTGCTTGTTCCACTTGTGCGAGTCGATCCAGGCAGCACCCGGGATCGAGCCAAAGTCAGCCGGCTCTAGCGTCACCGTGCCAAGCTTGAAACACCGGTTACAGCGCAGCAGCCCGCTCTTGACCAGCATATCCCGGCGAGCCGGCGGCATCTTGTGCTCGGCCATGTAGCTGCAATCCCAACACGATAGGGTGTACCACTCAACCTGCTCGGGCATTTTGATTCGCGGCTGAGCCCGGGTGTGGTGAGCGCAAAACCACTTGTCCTCACCGATGGCAGCATCCCGGCAATAGTTCACCTGACACTTGCCCCGGGCAAACTTGCGCTCACTCCGGATCCTGTTGTTATTGCGAGTCGCGGTTGATGCCATATCTAACGGATCTCCTGCCAATGCGTACCTCTAACGATACGCTGGATAGTTCTCTGTGATACTCCGTATCTCCTGGCGCAAGCCCTGATTGCCAATCCCCCGCTGTGCAAGGTACGTATCTCACCAACCTGTACAGCGTTCAATCGAGCAGCCAGGTTAGACTCGCCGGGCAAACTTACGCCCATACGTGATCTGCCCTTGGCAATCATATCTTGCGTATTGTCTTTTTTGGTGCCTAGAAATAGGTGGCTCGGCCTGACACACGCCGGCACATCGCACCGGTGCAACACGCAAGCCTCATCGGCCACCGGGCCATGTTCCTGCTCGTAGCTAACTCTGTGAACCAACCTCAGCCGGCCAGCGTCCATATCCCATATCTGACCATAGCCATTGGGGTTCTTTGCCCCCTGCCATAGCCAGCAGTCATCGGTTTTGATTACCTTGGCCTCAAGCCTCTGAGATATCGGCGTTAGCTTTCGCATCATCTAATCTCAAATTCGGTAAATAACGGTGCATCTCCTGTAACCCGGGCATGCGCTTGCCCACCGTAACCCCCGGATAGCTCACACAGCACCGCGCCTCTGTTCATACGATCTGCCACCACGCCTACCGTGCCTGAGCCACCAAAACAATCGAGCACCGTCTGAGGCATCGGGTCTGGCGCACTCACCAGGCTCTTGATCTCGCCTTTACCATCGCACACCAGGCATAGCTCATCATTGAATAGCCCGACGCCACCACACTGCTCGCACTGGTCATAGCGCCACTCTGCATGAGCGCACGTTGGTTCCCAGCCGGTAGTCTTGGACTCATAAAATGCACCCCCAGTAGGCTGCTTGTCTGATCTGTTTACGGGAGATGGGTTACTGTCACCCCGCGTAACAGACGAGGGCCCAGCATTCCTGGGATTTACTAGCTCACCACGTTCCATCACCCTAGCCCATGGCGAGCCACACTCCGGGCACTGGCCCTTTTCGCTTGTGCTCGCCTTGACCATCGGCTCTACTAGCTTGATCGGGAAGGTGGCGTAGTGTGCGCCCTTGTACGGTGCCGGGTTCACTACTAACGCGAGCGGGTCGCCGTCCTCGTCAACCTCTAGCCCCTGCCAGGTCTGGAAAAAGAAATCGGCGTTCCGCAGGTTTCGCCCGGCGGGGTTGTATTCGTTGTTCCGTCTGATAAATTGCTCTCGCGCAATTCCGTCTTTTGTTGGCGGCCGGAATCCAATGGCGCTAACACCATCCCTACCTTTCGGCCCTTCTGGCCGGTTCACATCCTGATGCGCCTGCCGCACAGCATCAGCATCCCAAAAGTATTTCGGATTCTTAGCGAGGAGGTAAACGTATTCGACAGAAGTAGCCGGCCTATCGTTCACTGACTCCGGCATGCTGTTGCGCTTGAGCCATGGGATCTGCGAACGCAAGTACCAACCATCAGCCTGTAGTGCCATCGCCACGCGAGCCGGCATCATCATCAAGTCTTTTTGCTTGTAGCCGGGTCCACCGGGTGAACGCTGTTGTGCATTGGCATACTCCGGAGGATCACCCTGTAGCACCTTCATGGATGTTCTGCCGCGCCCACCGGTGAATCCCTGACGCTGTGCCTGATCACCGATCCCGTTATGCCCGGTCGGCCCTTTCCCGGAGCCGGCGTAGCTATCGCCTAGATTCATCCAGAGTGTTCCACTCCGGTGTAGCACCCTCCGGACTTCACGAAATACCTCTACCAAATGCTCAATGAATAACTCCGGAGTTGGCTCTAGCCCAAGTGACCCGGACCATGCACCACACTCACACCATGAGCCATGACCGCTAGCCTTGGTGGCGGGATCTATATTACCAGTCTTACCGGCGGCACTCCGGTTATTGAAACCCTCACGTCGGTAATCGTTGAATGAGTCCCAATTTGAAGTACCGCGTACCGGTAACTCACTACCCCACTCATGCTCATGCTCCGGATTGCCACCCCAAACAAGTGGCTCTAATCCATAATCCCGGAGTCCGTAGTACGGTGGGCTCGTAATGCAAGTCTGGATTGACTCCGGCTCCAGAGTCCGGAGCGTTTCCCGGCAATCACCCTGAAGCAGGAGTATGCTCATCAGAAGTCTGACGAGCCTGACGAACTAGACCCGGAGTCACTACTTGAGCTTGACCCGGAATCGCTGTAGCTCGAACTAGAGCTAGAAGATCCAGAGTCATAGCTGCCACCGCTGCTGTAGCCACCGGACCCGCCACCACCACCGGTGTCGCCATGGCTTACCTCAGTCGGGTGCGCCATAGCCTCACTGGCACTGTTGAGCAGTCCGGCCATGCGGTCACTCGCGTCCTGCAGCGATGGCAGGCTCACGCTCGGCATGCTAAACGATGGCATCTCGAACCTTGGCGATACCTCGCTTGTTTCACCAAAGCTCGATGTGTCCACCGCCGGGTCAACGTCAGGCATGACGTAGGTTGAATCACCGTAGCCGCCAAAGCCACCACCGTAGGTACTGACGCTACCGGCGCTAGGTCGGTAATGCGCTCCACGGGGCTTGCCGCAAACGCTGCAGTTCCTGTTTGCAACCCGGCCAAGCCAGCCGGCCTTGTACTCATGGTCCGTACTCATCGTTTCACCTCATCCATTCGCGTACTTGAGAGCAGCCTGAGCGACTGCCCATAGGAAATACAGAACCGTCCCGACTACAACCAGCCCGCCCAAAACAATAACAAGAGCGATGCAGCCGTATGCAGCGTCATCGCTCACGCAAAGAACCCCACATGGCCGAATGCCATGATCAGCAGCATTGCCACCACCAACACCGCGATTACCATGGTGCAGAGAAACGCCATATCCCATGGGAACGCGGAGTGATTGCTCACTCCGGATCCTCAACCTTCGGGTGCGCCCCGGTCGGCTTGTGGCATTCCAGGCACGTCGCATGGTGGCAGTGGCACTGGCACTGTAGCTCTACCTTGGCGAGTACCGGCTGCGGGCCAAGCTTTTCCTTGACCTTCACCCGTAGCTCTTTCACGCTCAGGTTATCTTTCACTGCCTCTGCCAGTAGCTCA